TCAAACCTGCTTCCGAGGTTTGACAGTGGACGTTCGCTTTTCGCTCTTCTCGACCGCCTTCATGGCCTCGTCGGCGAGTCGTTCCTGATCGACGGCGGCTGTGTAGAGCGTCACCTCGGCAAGGGTCTTGTGGCCAGTGATGGCCTTGATCTGATGGCCTGTGCATCCCGCTTCGGCCAGGCGCCGGGCGCCTGCCTTACGCAGGCCGTGGGGGGTGGAATTCTCCGGCAGCCCGGCCTCGCTCGCCGCCGCGGTGAACCAATTCGTGAAGCTCGCGGGCTGGAACGGGCCGCCGGTCCTGGTCGTCAGGAACGTCAGGTGGTCGGCCGCCGTCAGCTTGATCGCTTCAGCTAGGCGAGGGTGGAGCGGTATCCAGAGCTTGGTCTGCCCGCCGCCTTTCTGCTGGGCGACGTGGATTTTGCCGCCCCTGATGTGCTGGCGGCCCATCTTGACCACGTCCGAGCGGCGCTGGGCGGTGTAGAGCAGCAGGGCAATGGCGAGGCGTTCGCGCGTGCCGAGCGGCCAGTGCGCCTCGAAGGCCGCGATGTCTTCCTCGGTCCAACTCCTGAAGCCGTCGCTCTTGTTGCGGCTCTTGCGGCGCATCCCCGACATCGGGTTGTCCGGCCGGAAGCCTCGCTCGACCGCGAAGCCCATCAGGATGCGGATCACGCGGCGAAAATTGCCTGCGGTGCCCGGCTTGTCGGAGAACTCGTCGAGGAAGGCCAGGACGTGCTTGGTCTGCATCCCGCCGACGGACTTCTCCCCGAACCGCGCGCGGAATCGCTCGATGGAGTGGCGGTAGACGTAGCGGGTGCTCTCCTCGAGGTTCTTGAACTCGGCGGAGCTGTAATAGGCGACGATCAGGGCGCTCATCGTGCCCGGCTGCGTCCGCTCCAGGCCGATCTGCCGTGCGGGAGCCTGATGCCCATCTAGAGCCGCCTGATAGGCCGCCATGAACTCTGTCGAGCCGGGCAGGCCTGGAAGCGGCGAGCGCTGGGCGCCGGGCTTGCGGAAATAGTGGCGCGTCTTCCCGTGGCGATCGGTGAACGCCTGGACGTAGCGCAGGCGCAGGATGGTCACGTCAGTCCCAATCATTGGCCGGCCGGTCTTCGCTGTCATCTGGCAGGGCGTCGAAGGCTCTGTCCAGAGCGTTCCTATCCCAGACCTTGCGCCGATCGATCAGCTTGGCGCGCGGCATCCGGCCGTCGAGGACCATCTCATCGAACTTGGTGGCGGATATCCCGACATAGCCGGCCGCGGCCTCGCGCTGCAAACCGCGCGGGGCGAGGGTGGGCGGCAATGCGAAAGCCGCCCTGCCCATCAGGCGGCTCGCCACTGAACGAGCGGCGTCTCATAGGAGATGCGCAGCGGGTGCTTGGGCTGGCGGCTCTTTGTGGTCCCCAGGCACATCAGGGCTAGGCCAGCCTCGCGGGCCATGGCGATGACTGCGCGATCGCGGTTCCAGAAAGTCCCGTCGTCGCCCCAGCCCACGACGGCGATCCCGCGGCGGGCTTTACATTCGGCCAGGATCCGCCGGATGTGAGCGTCGTTTTCCGGCCCGATCGGGTCGGCCGCGGCCTTCATGTCCTTCGGGTGCTTCGCCCTGAAGGCGAACGGGTTCCAGTGGATGGTCGAACCGCACCCAAGGAGGCGCGCCCGGCCGACACTGATCTTGACTGTCATGTCGTCGATTTCGGCGTCGGCTCTCGACGGGTTCAGCCCGCCGAGGACGTAAGGCGGCAAGCTCTCGTCCCAGATGCGGCGCAGCTCGTAGCGCCAGGTCAGGCAGGGCGACAAGATCGCGGTCTTGATGATTTCCGGGGTCATTAGCCTGCACCCGGAGCATGGGGCGCAACCACGCCATCAGCAGCGGTGTAATCGGGGGGAGGGGAGGCGGCGAGCATGGCCTGGGCGGCGATGATCGCCCTATCGTTAGCCCAGACGTGACCCGCCTCGATCTCGAAGGCGTGGACGGTGCTGCACCCGCCAGGCCCTGGCGTGCGCCGCGGCATGTTCTCCGCGGCGGCCAGGAGCCCATTGAAGATCTCCACCCACCCTTCAGGCACGGATACCGTCTGTTCTCCTGAGCGGGGGAGGGCTGCTGCAATCGCAACGGCGACCCGCTCCCACGCCTGGCGGTTCAGGTCGTTCGGGTGGTTGATCCAATCCAGGCTGTCGGGCATCTGGTCGGGCCGGACGTTCACCCACGCAGCGAGGGCGATCCGCGCCAGGTCGCCGCGCGTAAGGTCTTCGATAGCTTCCCGGTCGGCGCTCATGTTGAGACCTCGAGGGCTTTCCGGCCGGCTTCGAAGCGATAACCGCCGACTAGTCGACCTTCCTGCGGGCCGCGCGTGCGTCTGAAAGGGCATTGAAGTGCCGCCAAAGCGCGTAGGCGATTACCAGTCCAAAATAGACCAGCTGCAGAACGCCTGCGAGGCGTGTGAGCCAGGGCATGTCCGGCCACTTCCCGTGCAATAGATAGACGGTAAGGGCCGCGAAGAGAGCGGCTGTGACCGCTTGAACAAGCGGATGGCCGAGAACCTTCTTCATTTAGTGTTCCCCGTCGGCGAGAGGAGCCGCGCGGTCCAGTGTACCTGGTCTCGGTCCATGCTGAAGCTCCGGGAATCGTGAGAGCGTCAGCGGCATGAACAGCCTTCAGAACGCCATCGAGGTTTGGCTGGGCTACCCAGTGGAGTGGAGCGACACGGCGTCCTGGGTGCAGGCAATCGGTTCGATCCTCGCTATCGGGGCATCCAGCTTCTTCGCCATCTGGGTCCCGCTCCGCATGCGGGATCTGGCAGGTCGCGACGAGGTGCAGCGCGCGATCAACAACTCGATCATCCTCTGCGGCATCTGTCAGAGTGCGTGGACGACCTTCCTCAGCATCCTTCAGGAGAAAGCTTGGGGGCCGCGAAGCGCGGAGATCATCCGTCAGCACGTCGCGACTGGCCGAACCGTCGCCGCTCAGGTCCCCCACTCGATGATGTTGGGCGAGGCCTACTACGCGGTGACCTCGTGCACCTCGTCGATCCATAATTTGGAGATCGCGCTCGATACTCTCGCCGGGAACGAGGCCCTTGGTGATCGTGCGGAGGTTGCGTTCGGAGACGCAGTTGAGGACCTCAAAAAGGTCGAGGGAATGCTGCGGGTCATGGAGCCGAAAAAGGTCGCTGGGCACTGGATGATGCTCAGCCCGCAAGACGAGCTGCCTAAGGGGGCGAAGGTGGCGGACTGATGGCATCCGGCCGTTCGCTAGGCCTGATCGACCACGGAGATGCGGGCATGGCCGTTCCTGGGGGATCGGGTACGTCATGCAGCTACCTGTGTCTGGGAGGCGTCGGCCAGGGCGCGCCGGCATTCCGCCATGCCGACCTCGGTCAGCCGGTAGCCGACGCCGTGTTCGTTCTTGATCGCGCCGCGGTCCATGGTCTGGCGTAGGTCGCGTGTGCTCAGGTACAGGCCGTTGCGGGTCTGTCCCGTCGACCTGAGCATGTCCTCGATCGGGACGAGTTCGCCGGCCGCCTCGTAGAGCACGGCGAGGGCGCGACCGGCCGCGGGCTTCACGGCCAGCCAGTCCTTGAAGACGGCCGCGGGGCTCATGCGACTTCTCCGAACAGACAGGGCTGGTGGGGCGGGCGCCTGGCGATGATGTCGTCCAGGCTTCCCCACTGATCAGCCATGGCCTCGGCAATGCCTGGGAGGGTTCTGCTGCGATGCCGCCAGCGCTGTGGGCCGGGCCCGACAAAATGCGTCCGCTCGCGGTGCTTGCGGGGGAGCGCCAACATTTCCGCGTGCACATTGCGGGTCGATTGGAGCGGAGGCAGTCCCGTCAGCCAGAGGCAGGTTTCCTTCACCTCGCAGTGTCCGAACTGCCACGGCTGAATGCGCTGGGCAGGCTCGGCGTAGTTCAGGATCCGCTGCTTGCCGTGGCGATGCATGGCCGGGTTCTCGACGCACCGCCGCGGGATAGGGGCATTCCAGAACGCCGAGAACAGGTCCGCCGCCTCATCGAGATCAGTCCACATCTCTTCCAGCGTCCGCCCCTTCGGCGGCACGTGCAGCCATCGGACGCCGCTCTTGCAGAGGCGGGTACATGGCGGATGGAAGACGGCCAGCAAGTCCCAGCCATCGCCTAGGTAGTTCCGTGCATCGCCAACCAGGTGCTGGTTGCTGCCGTCCTCGGCCGGAAGCACATCGACGCTCCATGCGTCATGGCCCCTGGCCGCAAAGGCCCGTCGGACAACGCCGCTGGCCTCGCAGGCGATGAGCACTCTCATACGTCGCCGTCCGAATTCGCCAGGAGCGTGAGCCGCATGTTGACTGTGTGAGGGGAGCGGCGGTGTCCGAACCGCTCTGTCAGTGCCGCGGCGATTTTGGTGGTCGTTGCGCCGCCGACGCGCATTGCCTCGATGATTTCGTCCTCCTCGCGCGAGAAGGACTTCACCAGAACGCCGTTTCGGACGTAGGCGAACTCGCGATGCTGGGTCACCTTGAGGCCAAGCCGATGCATCGCCCAGCCGACGGTCGCTTGGTGCCGGTTGAGGCGTCGGGCGATCTGACCAGACTTAAGTCCCGCCTCGGCCAACTCTTCGACACGGGTCATTTCCTCGCTCGACATGCGCCCGCGAACCATGCCGTCGCCGACCACGACGCATGCCCTGGCTCCAGCGCGCGGAGCTTCGGAAGCGCGCGCGATTTGCTGCTCTGTCATTGCGGCACCCCGGCTCATGGTTTCGCTTTCTCGATGGAGCCGTTCATTCGGCGGCGATGGGCGGTGTTGAAGCCCCGGCCGGGGATCGGGCGCTTGGGACCCTTCGGGAACGGCCGCGGCGGCAGGCTGCCCTTGGGCTTCTTGGTGGCCATCTTCTGCTGCCGCTTCGTCTTCGCGATGCGGGTCTGATCGGCCGGGGTCTTGATCGCGTCGCACGGCCGGCAGAGCGGACCGGCGCTGTCGTCGGTGTCGGGCCGCCGGCCGAACCAGATCGGGATGTCGTGGTCGTAGATCACGCCCGGGCCGGAGATGGGCACCGGAGTGCGACACGCGGCGCAGCGGCCGTCGTAGACCTCCCAAATCCGACGCTTGCGTGCCGGGGTCATTGGCTTGCGTTCAGTGGCGGGGACGGGGGCTCGCTGGAGCATCAGGCGGCCGTTGCCTTGATGAAGGCATCGACGTTCTGCCGGTGGACCTCGAAGGAGACTGCCCAGGTCCAGGGGTTCGCATCGGTCGATTCCTGGCCGTTGATCACTGTCCAGACCGCGAGGTACGCACGCGCCGCTGTCGGCTCGTCGATGTCGAGGCCGGTGACACCCAAGTGGCGCATGCCGTCGGCGTCGGCCGGCCGGGTTTGCACGATCCCCTCGGCCAGCGCATCGGCATCGCTGATGGCCTGCAGCCGCTCCACCCGGACCGCGGTGATCGCCAGGGTCAGGCGCGAGGCCCAGCGGGGCATGTGGATTGAGGGGATGGCGGACCCCGGGGCGCGCCGTTTCTGATCGTAGTTGTAGAGCGACAGCCAAAGATCGGCCGCCGCTGCCGTGTTCTCGATCACCACGAAGGCGTCGTCGGCCAGGTAGCGGACGCCATCTCGGCCATCTTCCGGCCGCTCCCAGGCACGACACGTCTCGCGCACCCACAGCAGGTCGCCCGGCGCGCCATAGAGACAGTTGACCGAGTGATGGCCGCAGAGGTGACCATCTGGCCGACCCTCGAAGAGGGCACCGCCCCAGGCCTCCCAGCTGTGTCGGAGAGGCTTGCGCTCCTCGACCGGCAACCAACTCTCGTTGCCCAACATGTAATGGATGCCGCATTCGGAGGGCGGTTGCGGCTTCACGATACGCCGGGTCTGCGTCTTCGAGCCGGCCAGCAGCGCCTGGACCATGGCGGCCGAGAAGAGGATGGGGCGGGCTTTCATGTGGCCTCGCAGGGAATCGGACCAAGCTGGGCCGCATGGATTGGTGGTGGCAGCTTCTCGACGCGATGGACGCGCATGACGGCCAGGCCGCATGGGCGCAGTTCGCCGGTGCGGTCATCGCGCTGGTGATCGCGCTTGGGCTCGGCGTCGCGCAGCTGACGTCTGCACGCCGCGCCGAGCGCCTTGCCCGCCGCGCCTACATCACCGGCGCTGTCGCCGCTGTCGAACATGCCGAAGTCGCTATGGATGAGGTTCAGACGCGCCTCGGTGGCTTTGTCGATGTGGCTCGCGACCAAGTGGCGATGTCGCCCGCCATCCATATGCTGGACGCGGCGGAGGCGGCTCTGGCGTCCTTGCCGCTCGCGGCGGCGCCGAGCGAGAAGGTCGCGAGAGCGCTCGTAACGGCCCAGTTTCAGGTAAGGCGAGTGAGCGGCGGTCTGCGCGCCTTCCTCGCCGACGCGAAGAACGCCGGAATGCGGATGACCTACGACGAAGAGGTCCGCGAACTGCTGAAGGCCGCGGTCGCACTGCGCGCGGAACAGCAGAGGTTTACGGGGAACCGCAGCCTGCACAGGTAGCGCCTTCATGCCGCCCCCCGCTGAGGCCTGCACCTCGGGCCGGGCTACCGACGCGCTGTGGACCTTGGGAATCGCTCTAGCGTCCAGGGCATGGAGCCATGCCTTTTCGCCCTCGGGTCGATCTGCCAGTTCGACTCGGCCGCCACGGCGTCGTGGGTTCAGGCGGTTGGATCGGTCGGAGCGATCCTCTTCGCCTGGGCGATTGGTCAGCGTGACGGACGGCTCCGGCGCGCTCGCGAGGTCACTGAAGACCGCCGCGCCGCTGAAGCGAGGTACGGCTGGCTGAGCTACGCTCGTGCCTCGATTACTCAGGCCCAGGGCGCGGTGAGGCGCGCTGAGCTGAATGCGGCCGATCCCGTCATAGGGGCGGCTCAAGCGGACAGAGAATTGGCTGTTATCGCGACGGAACTCGCGGCGATCCCCCCGGATAAACTTGGCCATGCCCGCGCGATCACGATGGTCGTCGAAACCCGTGGCGCGGTCGCCATGGCGAGGACACAGCTTGAGGCTCGCAGGCGGTCTATGGAGGGGGAGATGTGGGCAATCGTTAAGAGCACGACGAGCGCGAGCCAGGCCGAAATTGTGAGGATCTGCGTCGAGGAGGGGCAGAAGCTCGGGTATTGATGACTTCAATGCGGACTTGATCATGCAGAAACGCTCCGCATGGCGGTGTGCTCAACGCCGTCGAGAAGGCGGCGCGCCCGCCGGCGATCATTGACCGCCTTCCAATATCCAGGTGGGCGGGTACGGCTGCGGTCGTAGCCGCGGCGGCATTCACGGCAGGCCCTGCCGCCCTGCTTCGGGCGGAAGGTGTTCTCTGGCGTGAATTCGTGCCCCTTGGCGCACGTCGTCTGGCCGGCCTTGGGATTGTCCCGCCGACTGTGGCAGCGGGTGCAAACGGCCTCGACGTCGAGATGATGCTCGGCCGCATAGTCCAGGTGGTGGTCGTATTCGTGCCTCCGCTCACCCTCGGTCCAGACATGTCCGCAGTCGGCGCATGGGAGCTCGTTGGGATGCGGTCGACGGCCTGAGCGGACCTCGACATTGATGCGATGGCGCGCCTGGACCTTGTCACCGTCGCGAGCCGGGAGTGGAGCCGGGCCAGACCGGACCGGCCGGCCTTTCGGCTGGTAACGACCTCGCGCATTCGCGTTCCGGCAATCGCCGCAGATCGACGTCAGGCCGTCGCTGTGCGTCGGATCCTTGGCGAAAGCGGTTGTCACCTTCGTCGCTCCGCAGAAGTTGCAGGCCTTCTCGGCGCCGGAGTTGTGCGTGTTCTCAGCCACTACGCAGCCCTCCGCTCGAAGATGCGGACGCTGGTCTTGGGCGGAACTACCTCCTCGAGCGCGCCTAGCCGGTCATATGCGCGCCGGCCCGCCTCGGTGATCGTCAGGACCTCATCGACCCTGTAGATGAGGCCGTCGTGGCGGAGTTGGATGGAGAAACTGCGAGCGCGTGCGCTTGCCCCTGCCATGCACTGGTTAGGTCCCTGGATCAGCCGCGCGATATCGCGGCGGGTGGCCGGGCCCTGAACGAGGCGATGCAGGATGCGGTGCGCCTTGCCGCCGGGAGAATAGCCCATCAGACGCCGCCGTTCGCTTCGAGGAACGCCACGGCCACCGCGACCTTCGCGAGAACCTGTTCCTCGGTGAACAGCACGGGCTCAGCGAAGGCGATCAGGTAGCCGGGATAGGTCTCCCCCTCTTGGAGATCGACCGCTTCGGCCTCCATGGGGATGTGGTCGCCGGCTTTGATCCCGTGCCGTCCGGTGCAGTCGGCATGCCAGGGCTCATCTGACGGAATGCAGATGTCGCCGGGGTAGACCTGCTGCGCACAGGCGACGCAGTTCCCGAAATAGTCGCCGGTGATCGCCGTAGCGAGGTTGGAGACCGTCTCCTGCAATTCCCGCAGGAGAGCAGACCTTGGGGCGGCGGGACGGCGGTGCATCCGCCGGTCCCCCTCAATGGCCCTGATAAGGTCGCCCGCGTGGCAGACGGCGTTGTCGCGCCAGTGCTGGCGCTCCCAGTACAGCGCGCCGGCGATCAGCGGCATGACGTCGAAGGAAATTCCCGACATCAGTTGAACCCCACGACCCAGTTGCGGAGATCGGCCGGCGAGGTGCGGAACTGGAGCAGGTCCTGCGTCATCAGCGCCATCGTGTCGCGGCCGACGATGGGCTCGCCTTCGAACTTGCCGATATCGGAGACGAAGGACGCAAGGGTCTGCCCCTTGTCGCCTCTGTCGGCGAATTCGAGGGCGCGCTCCTTGGCCCACGAGAGATGTTCGGCTCTGGTCATTTCAAGCTGCCTCCGCCAGGTCGTGTGCGATTTTCAGGACGGCGCGCTGCAGATTGTCCGGCAGGCGCGCGACCGCCTGGGCCAGGGGCCAGGCCTCCGGGCTTGTGATCCACGCCATGGCCGCGGAGGCGTCGGGACCGAGCCCAAGCCGCTCAACCTCGCCGAGGCCTTCGAAGTAGAAGGACGGTGCGACGCCCTGGGCGGCCGAGGCGTGATGCATCATCGACGCCGAGATCCGGTTGGCGCCTCGCTCGTACTTCTGGACCTGCTGGAAGCTGACGCCGAGCTTCAACGCCAGTGCCGTCTGCGACTGGCCGATCTGCTTGCGGCGCAGGCGGATGCGGTCGCCGACGTGGACGTCGACGGGATCGGGGGTGGAGGCGGCTTTCATTCAGCACCGCCTTCCGCCGCTTCGATCTCTGAGCAGCGTGCCCTCACGTAGGATTCGAGCTCGAATGGCGTGCCCACCTCGTCGGGGTCACCGGCGTCGACGTCGGCCCAGAGTTGGGTGTTGTCAGCCTTCAGACGGAGGGCCTGCACTGTGGTCTCGGCGCCGTCGACCTGCGCCTTGAACGATGCGACGCGTTCGATGAGTGGCGGTTTGCGCGCGCGCTCGGCGGCTTCGAACTGACCGATCCGCGCCTCATAGGCGGCGTCCATGCCGGCCAGCAGCTCTGGAGCGTCCTTCTCGACGGTGGCCCGAAGGATTGCCGACGCCGCCTTCAGCGCCTGGAGCTTCGTGAGGTTCGGCGCGTCGCCGACCCGTTTGACGTAGGCCGCCACGCGGTCGGTCAGCGGCAGATCCTGCGTTGAGGCCTGGGTGCGCGCGCGGCTCTGGTCGCCGCCGGCCTGGCCGGAAGTTGCCGCCGTGCTGTCTCCACGGGCCCAGCGCGCCAGATCGGCGCCCATCTGTTCGTCGAAGGCGCGGGGGCTCGTGGCCAGGCTGCGGAACTGCTCGGGCAGCTTCGACATCAGCTTTTCGCCGACGTGCTCCGGCCGCCAAGTCGGGACGCCCTCGGCGCCCGGCAGGAGCAGGGCGGCCAAGGTCATCTCGAAGACGAACTCTTCGCCCGCGATGGGCATGAACCCCTGGGCGACAACTTCGGTCTTCAACGACCCATTGTCCTGCCGGACCTTGACCGGCTTGGCCGTGTTCTTGGCCCGGAAGCAGAAAATGAAGTTGCACTCCATCTGGAGCAGGGCGTTGATCAACTTGCGCCGGGCCGCCTTGGGCTTGCCCCAGGCGAGCATCTTCATCGCCTCGCGCTTGGAGTAGTTGTCGCCCGCCATGCGGGTCAGCTCGGCCTCGTGGAAGTCGAGCAGGCCGCCGACGCCCTCGTGTTCGTGCGACATGCTGTCGATCACGATGGTCTTGGCGCCGGACGCGATGCAGAACCGGATGGCCTCGAGGTAATCCTCTGATCCGAAGGGCTCGCCGAAGGGAACGTGCTGGAACGTGAACCGGTCGGCGTAGTGCTTCATCCGCTTCGCCTCGGTGTCGATCCCGAAGATTTCGCCCCCGACGATGCTCTGGATGCCGGTCGCAAGGCGGAGGGCGGAATAGGTCTTGCCGCCACCGCTAGGACCCATGAGGCCGATGAGCAGGGGCACCTGCTCGCGGACCGCCAAGGCGGCAGTGAACCTGCGCGCGTGCGCGTTCATGAGAGCTCCATGTGTTGGGATTGACGGGCAGCCGCGTCGCGCAGGGCGTCTTCGTATGGGTCGTGGAAGGGGTTGAGGGTCTCGTCGGTCTCGGCCCGCTTGACCCAGGCGTTGATCATCCAGTCCGGCGGGCTGGCGACGTGCGGCCCGAGCGGATGGCCTGGCCACTCCTTGGTGACGACGCCGCGCTTCCAGACGTTGATCGCAAGTTCAACCTGCTCGTCGGCGAGGCTGCGGCCGGCCTCGCTCGCCTCGACCAAGCAAGGCGTGTGGGGTTTGCGCTGCTCCTGGTAGAGGAACAGGAACCGACGGCGGCCGGCGCCGCCTGGGTCCAGGATGTCCAGGCCCCGTCGGTAGAAGCCCTCCTGGAAGTAGGCGCCGCTGGTGTAGACGAGCTTCTTGGCCGCTTCCGGCGCCACGCTCAGCTCGGTCGTCTTGTAGTCGATGATGACCCGGGCGTCGGCCCGCATCCGGTCGATCAGGCTGCGGTACCAGTACCCCTCGGGGTCCTGCCAGACGATCATCGCCTCGGCGACCAGCGAGCCGGCCAGCAGGTCCTGAATGATCGGGCCGGAGATAGCGGCCATGGCCTTGGCCCGGCGCAGCTCCTTCGGCAGGAGCGGGATCTCGCCAGCCTCGTACGCCGCCTTCTTGGCTTTCTGGTCGGCCTTCTTCTTCCAGTTCGGCGCGTGGATCAGGCTGATGTCCGACCCGACGCCGAACGAGAGGACATGGGCGGCGGAGCCGATGTCCATCGCTCGCGTCGGCGCCTTCTTGGTCTCCTCGTCTTCCTCGTCTTCGTCCGGCTCTTCCACGGTGAGCTTGGGGTGGGCCGAGGCGGCGTGGGCCAAGCTCTCGTTGAGACAGAGCTTCGCCACGCTGGCGTTCAGCGAGGGCTCCGGGCAGGGATCGTCCCGATATGCCTCCACCGGCACGCCCAGATAGAGGCCGGGTCCGTCGATCTTCCCGGTCCAGAGACGCGCCTCCATCAGGCGGCCTCGGCGGTTTTGGCCGCGATCTGCTGGCCGAAGTCGATGCTCGTGTAGGGGATCAGCTTGGCCGAGATCGCGCGGACGACGTCCTTTGCGACCGCCTCGTCGAGCGTGCATTGCTCGATCAGCGCCTCCTTGACGGCGCGCATGATGGTGGAGCGATGGGGGATGTCGGCCTCGCGCGCAGCTTGGACCTCGCGCTGGCGCTGGGCGGCGGCTTCCTGGTCACGTCGCTCAGCCACGATCCGGTCAGCTTCTTGCTTCCTGGCCGCCTCTGCCTCGTCGGCCCGACGGCGCTCGGCCGCGAGTTCCGCCTCGTGCTCCTGGTCGCGCCGGCGCTGCTCTCCTGCCGCCCGTTCCTCAGCGTCCCGAGCGGCGGTCGCGGCCGCCTGCTGGCGAGCTTCCTCGGCACGGACCTCGGCAAGACGGCTCTCTTCGGCGGCGCGTTCCTGTGCCGCGATGCGGTCCCGCTCGGCCTGATCTTCACGCTCGCGCTCTAGGCGGGCGGTTTCCTCCTCCTCGAGCCGGGTGGCTTCACGCGCTTCGGCCTCGGCCTTTTCGGCCGCCTCGCGGGCCTCGCGCTCCGCCACCTCGGCGCGCAGGCGCTCCAGCTCGGCGCGGTCGAGTTCCTCCTTGCGGAGCCGTTCGAGCGCTGCGGCCAGGACCGTCAGGGCGTTGTCGCGGCGCTGAGAGGCGAGGTCGAATTCGATTCCGAACAGAGTGGGGTCGAGATTGCGGCCCCTGACCTCTTCCAGGCGAGCCTCGACCGTTGCGGCCGTGTCTTCGATGGTGACGACGGCGGCGGACGTGAGCCCGGCGAGCTGATCCTTCGCCTGCGCGATTCGCGTCTCTTCGGCGGCTTCCCAGTCGCTCAGCGGTTTGCGAACCAGATCGCGGAGCACATCGAGCTTGTCTCGGATGGCCTTGCGAGAGGCGTCGACCTTAGCGGTCTGACTGCGCCATTCCTCAGTTAAACCTTTGCCCGCGGCGTCGATCGCGGTCTTCGTCTTGGTGACCTTGAACGCCAGGGCGGCGATTGCTTTGCGCCCCTTGTCCGTCGTCACGTCCGGCACGTGGGCGTCGGTCTCTGCCTTCACCTTGGCGTAGAAGGCATCGAACTGCTCGGGGTCCGTCAGGACGGTCAGGGCGGTCTCGCGCTCGATCACCACGGCGACCTCAGTGGTGCGCTCGATGATCTGCGGTTCTTTGACGGCGACGTTCATAGTGCGCTCCGATGGAAGAAGGCCTGGCCGGCGCCGGTGGCGCGAGCGGTGCAGGGGTGGGTGTGGACGACGTCGGCGAGACCGAGGTCTTCGAGACGGACGGCGGCCGAGAGGGGAATTTTGCGGCCGAGGGGCGCACCGGCGCTGCCGGCGGCGACCAGGATCCGCAGCGCGTCGTGCTCGGCGGGTTGGAGGTGCAGGACACCCATCAGCGAGCCGCCTGCAGTTGGCCGACCTTCAGGCCGTCGATGCCGCGCTTACCGGCGCCATCGAGCCAGCTCTGAAGCTCCTCTTCCGAGAGGCCGTACTTCGCGACCGCCAGGCCGAAGCTGATGCGCCCGCACTGGACGTCGTTGACCACGTCGAGCTTCCGTCCCGGCGTCCAGCGCAGGTCCACTGTCGTCGCGTGATGAGCGGGCCAGGCGCTCGCCATCTCAGTGACCGCCCTCGATCAGCTCTTCGACGGACAGCCAGGCATAGACGTCACGGGGCGCGGGCAGGGGCGCCGAGGCCGGCGGGTAGACCTGAGGCGCGGGGACTGCGGGCTTGCCCGTCCAGGCCATCAGGCGCGCGCCGATGCTGCCCTTGTGACGGAAGGTCCGGCCATGGGGCTCGACGTCGTCCAGCCGGAACGCGGCGAGGTCCATGGTCTGCACGGTGGCGCGACCGAGGCTCACGACGCTGGCCCCGTGATCCGCACGGTCGCGCCCTTAAGCAGACCCTTGCAGACCGCGCCCTTGACGCGGGTGCCGTTGGCGCCAGTTGCCTCGAAGGTCCGCGTCCAGCCCTCCTTGTCGGAACAGCCGAACCACGAGTTGCCGCCGAGTTCGACCTGGGTGAAGCCCATGGCGTGGGTCGCCTGCAGGGCGGTGCTCTTTCGCACCTCGCAGCCGCCGAGGGCGACGGCAGCGATGGCAATGATCGCCAGCCGTTGCATCACCGCGTACCCTCGGCGACGACCGGCCGGCCACCGCCGCGCGAGTTCTGGCCACCGGTCTTCCCGGCCGCGGCGGCGAGGTCGCGGTCCTTGGCGAAGCTGCGTTTCTCACCGGGCACGCTAGCCCCGCCCTTACGGGCGATCTCGGTGCGACGCTCGACGGTCATGCCGGCGAATCCGCGCTTGGACTTCGTGGTGGTGCTCATAGCGGTAGGGTCTCCTGGGCTGTCTCGAAGGAGAGGCGCATGGCCTCGGTGAGCTGATCGACCTTGTGCTTGGCCTGGGCGCGGGCGCGCTCGGTGGCCTGCGGGTCCTTGGATGCGGCGAGGTGCTGGGCCAGGGCCGAGGTGCATTGCCCCTTGGTCAGCCGCTGGCCGCTCGAATGGGTGACCCAGCCCGAACCCATTCCGTAGAAGAACGGGCCCTTGCTCATCCCGGCAGTCCCGCGAGACCGCCCATCCACATGACGATCTGATAGAGGCCGGCGGCGATCACGAGCGCGCTGACGGCGTTGTAGGTGATGCGCTCCAGGCGCGTGGGTGCGGGTTCGCGGCGGCGCATCAGGCGCGCCCCTGCAGCGCTAGCGCCGCTTCGATTTTGACCCTCTCGGTATTGGCAATCGCGCCGACGCCGACGATCAGCAGAATGGCCATGGCGGCGGCGTAGATCGCAGCCCGCCCCCTGGCCTTTTCGCAGAATGCGTTGATTGCCCGGCAGAACGCGTAGCCGGCGAAGAACAGCGAGAACATCAGGACTGGCCCTCCGCTTCGACCGGCGCGTAGTCGAGCGCCGTCGGGTGGCTGGGCGAGGCGAAGTTCTGCCCGTCGAACCGCACCATGACGTGGTGGCCCTGGGACGGGTTCTCGCGGGCGATGGTCCCGAAGGAGCGCGGCCCTTTCATCTCCGGGTGGCGCACACGGGCGCCGACAACCGGGTTCACGCCGTAGGTGCGCTTGACGTAGTCGTAGGCCATCAGGCGTGTTCCTTCTGGCCGAGCGCCGCTTCGAGCTTGGCGATCACAGGGTCGATGTCGGTGGCGAGGAAGGCCGCGGTCTCGGCGTCTAGGGTTTCGAGGACGGGCTCGAACGTCGCCGGGTCGAGGACGCGCGCGCTCGAGATCAGCTCCGACCGATCGGCCTTGATGATCGCTAGGGCCAGGGTTGCAGCGTCGACCAGCGCGGTGTTCTCAGCCACCACGTGGTGGAGATCGCTCGCAAGAACCGTTGACCCGCCCGGCCCGTAGGACCGAACCAGCGCCTCCATGTACGAAGAGCGAGGCGAAGAGAGAGCCGCTTGCAGCTTCTTGACGCGCGCAAGCCTGTTCCGCGGAACGTCCAGCTTGCTGTTGAAGGTGGAGGACATCAGGCGGCCCTCTGAACGTCGAAGGAGATAAGGACGGTGTTGACCCCGGTTCCGGCCTCGCGGAACGATCCTTCAGGCAGGTGCTCGCAGGTGCCTCGATTGCCGTCGACGAGGTCGCGGACCGCCCGATAGTGCGCAGTCTCGCGGAAGGTCACGGCAGCGCTCATAATGGCGACCAACCGCCCGCCCGGCCTCAGCATCTTCACCGCGTGCAGGACGTGAAGGGCGTCCTGCTGCTTCGCGAATGGCGGGTTCATGATGACGCGGTCGAAGCGGTCGGTGGGCCCCATCGTCATGAAGTCTTGTTCGTGGACACGACACTCGAGGGCGAACTCCGCCCTAAGCTTCTCCGCGGCTGTGCTGTCGAGCTCGCACGCCTCGACCAGTGCGCCCGTGGCCAGCGCAGGGCGGATTAGCGCTCCACCGCCAGCGCTGGGCTCCAGGACAAGATCGTCCGCACAGATCTCCGCCGTTGCCACGACGCGCGCAGCCAGCTCGGCGGGGGTGAAGAAGGCTTGAAAGTCCTGCTTCCGGTTCGTGATCTCGCCGGTCAGCAGGATGGGATCGATGGCGTCGGCTGCATTGATCGCAAAGACGTGGGCACCAGCCTTCCGGTCCCACTTGCCGCCGGCCAGCTCCAGCGCCTTGTTGGTGGCGACGTAGAGCTTCCGGTCGAGGGACGCTGGCAGGTGTAGAGCCGTCCCGTCTGTGATGGAGAGATCGAGGACCTCAAGGACCTCGTGGGAAAGTCGCAGGGCCATCAGCGCGCACCCGGCAGGCTGTAGGACGCGAGGTCCGCGGCCAGCAGGCTGAAGTCGACGCGGTGCTCCAGCAGCGTGGCCTGGACGTCGAGATTGAAGGCGCGGGTTTCGAGGTCGAGGCAGCAGGCGAGGGCCTGGGCCTGCAGGTCGTCGAAGTGGGCGGCTCGCTCTGTTTCGCCGCGGCGCCGGGCGCCAGCGGCCTTGCCCGCATACTCGGCCTCGGCCTCCATCACCTTCTCGGCCCGATGGTTCAGATCGGCGGCTTCGAGGCGGTAGAGCGCGGCGATCTCGGCGCGGTTGCTGACAGCAGCCGGCGAGGTGCGGGCGCGGAAGCGGGCGAGTTCTATGACGGCCCCCATCACGCCGCCGCCCGAACTTGCCGAGCGCCGGTGTACGCGCCGGAGAGAGAGGGGCGAGCCGCGCGTTCATTGCAGACCAGATCACCGACCGTGACGGTGAGGGCGTCCAGGGGCATCCGGCGTTGCCGGTTCATCCAGGCGCCCCAAAGCTTCGACACTTCAGCGTCCGACAGATCGGAGAGCGTGGCCGGAGCCGCTTCCACTGCCAGATCGGCGAGGTGGGCGTTCAGCAGGTCCGAGTTGAAGACCGAGACCTTACCGGCGATCAGGCGTTCGCCTGGGCGGCAGATCGAAGCGGTTGGGGTGGTGTCGCTGGGCACGTTGTCTCTCCGGTGTTGGAGAGAGAATATACGGAGTTTCGTAGATCGCAATTGGGAAAATACGAAACATCGTAGATTTCAAAGTGCTCGGCGCAAAGCGTAGCTGCGACAGGAGCGGACGCAGGCCATACACGTCAGCGTTGACTTGGCGCACGCGGACGGGAATCAGTCGTTAACACTTGAGGGAGGGGATGCCCGATATGACGCGTCGCACCGTCTACTGCGTTCAGACCTACAGCCACCGGGCCTGCGTCCTCGTGGCAAGCCAGATAGAGCGGTTCCGCAGTGAGACCGAGGCGACCAGGCAGGCAAATTATCTAAGGCCACGAGTGTCTGGCGGCGTCATCTTCAGTCAGGAGGTCGATCCCGAGTTCGACGTCCTCGGCGAGCCGTGCCTGCTTGCTGCATATGGGGAGTTGCCCGAAGGTGCCCGACTAGGCGTGGGGACGGCGGGGTAAGCAGGCCGGTACAATCAGAGCGCACAAATGGCGAACGAGGAAGCCGGCTAGCCGTCAGTGCCAGTGAAGGTCCTCAGAACCTTGATGGCTTGCTGCTGGTTTTCGGCAGGCACGGTGCTGGCGAGCGCCACGATGTCCGATTTGGCGAGTGCCGGCGACTTGAAGAGGTTGCCCTCGTTGGTCCCAAAGAGTGGCGCTAAACGCCGCATCCATTTTCCAGTGAGATCGATTTCGCCGGCCTCGAGTTGCAAAACCACCTGGACAGAAGTCTTCAAAGCGGCGGCTACGTCCTCGACAGTAAGCCCGGCTTCCGCTCGCCATTCGCCGATATGGTTGGGCTCAAGCTCGGCATCGACGACGGGTGCCGCACCGAAGATGGCTTCGACGGACACCCCATAGGCGCTGGCAATGCGCGCCTCCAGGTCACCCTTCATGCTCGCTGTTGGCTTCGCGGCGTAGGAGTTGATCGTCGACGGTGTGACGCCAACCCGCGTCGCGATCCGATTTGGGTTCAGGCCGTTGGCGGCCATCCAGGCCAAAAAGTTCGCGTGGCGACGGGCGGCAAGATCCATCGCTATTATCTGCCCCAAAATACGAAACTCCGTAATGACGATGTTTCGTAGTTTGAGCTTGCGGGTTCTACGAAACATCGTAGATTGCGGCTCATGTCAGACGTCGCCCGCGCCATTCAGAACATCGAAGCCGTTGCCGAAGAGCTAGGGCTCGCGGAATTCGCCCGCGAGGCGGACGTCCCGTACACGACCGCAGCCGATTGGAAGTCGCGCGGTTGGCGTCCGAAGTGGGTGGTGACGCTGGAGAAATTCGCAGCGGCTGCCGATCGCCGACGCGCGCCTGAAGCATCACCAACCCAGGATGCCGCAGCGTGAGCGAGCTCCAGGCAATCGCGCTGTGCATCGCGTTCGGGTCGCTCGGTCACGCCATCGGATCGATAATCCTGATCCGCGAGATCAGAGCTTTGGCGGAGGCCCTGTCTCTCACGGTCACCATCAGCACCGCTGACTTGAAAGGCGCCTTCGACCAGACGTGTACCGACGCGAAGAGCCGGCCATGATTGTCCTTGCCCATTCGGCACGTCACCGCCCGCATGGAGAGCCAATCTCCGTCGATGGACTTCGTCCCATTCGGGAGGGTCTTCGTCGCGCCGCCGCCGGGCAGCAAGAACAGTTTCTTTGGCCAAAGGCCTGTGACGATCAGCTGACCCTCGAGGATCTGGCCTTGCGCGTCGTAGATGACCTCTATGCCGCACATCTTCTCGTTGAGGCGGGAGCCGAGCAGCGAGAGCTGTCGCGAGTGCCGTCGATAGGCGCCAAGCGCCAAGCGACCGACCTGGATCGCGATGGTCACCACGGCCGCAATTCCGGCTACGCCCGTCCAGTCGAGGTTCATGCTCAAGCATCAGTCATGGCCTCGCTCATGTCGAGCACGGCCTGACCGATGCCGCGGGGGGCCTTCACCGACATTCGAGATCACGCGCGGAGGGTCCTGACAGCGCCCCCCGCCCAGCCTGCCGCGCGTGTGGCCCTCGGCCGTGTATTGGCCGGGGGTCTTCCATTCCTGAGATCGTGGCTTCCGGCGTCGAGCCCGGCTGGCTGCGTTTCACGGCCGGCCAGCCATGCCCGGACGTGTGTGAGGCAGGCCCGCAGCGCTCGCCGCGGGCCTGCTGAACTTCTCCAGGGTTCCCGCCCTGAAGCATGGCCGGCGCATTCCCAGCGCCTTCCAAAAAAACCGCGTGCCCTGGCGTTCTCGCGCCTTGCACGTCGTCTCGTCTCGGTCCTGACCGCTATCCCAGCACGTCAGGGCCGCATCAAACATCTCCGTATCGAACTCCCTATCCATGACGCGTCCCCCCGGGGCGCCGCCCTTCGTCGTGCTGAAACATGACGGACCTGATGATGGAAATCTTCGATGGAGTTGGGGGAAGACGCCCCCTTCCTCGCCTCCCGCGTGAGCTGCGGAAGGCCATCGCCACCTATGTGGCGATCCACGCTCCGAGAGGCCGCCGCAAGTGGGCGGAGGAGCGCTGGGGCCTCACCTCTGACCAGGCGCGAAGCGTCTGCGACGGCACCGCCTCGCTGAGCACGCTCCAGGTCATCTTCAAACACCCGAATGGCGGCTGGGCCCTGCTGATCCCGGTCATGGGCGCCGTCATCGGCCAGGAACTCGACGACTTCATCCAAGACGAACGGAAACGCCATGTCGAAGACGCCCTTCGCTCCGATGCGCTGGGCCGCGATCTGCGCGCTCTGGCTCCTGGTGGCCCTGGTGCTGCCTCCGAGCTGGCTTCTGCGCCAGACCGGTCGTGGAGGGCTCGCAGTGGCTGAAATCGCCCGCGACGGCATCCGGCGCCTTCGGGGGCCTCCTGCTCAGAGAACATACCGGGATCGGTGATCGCTCAGCGAGCGACCCGCCCACACCTTAAACCCCACCGGCCGCGGGGATGAGCGGTCTGAAGAGAGGAGGGCGGCATGCCCCGCTCCAAGACGGCGAACGACGACCGACCAGCGACGATCCCGAATAAGCAAGAGCGTGCTGACCTGCTGAGCCACCACATGGTTCTCCTGCGCGCCCAGGAAGTCCGCCTGGCCAGCAAGAAGGCCGAGCTCGACGAGCTGCGGGCCGAATACTCCGAGGAGCAGCAAACCCTCACCGACCTCTTCCTTCAGGCCAAGTCCGACACCCGCATCGAGCGCCAGATGCTCGAGCGCGCCCTGAAGGTCGAGAAGTCCGGCGTCCGTGCGGCGCATAAGGAGGCCGCGGATTGGAACTTCGTCTGCGAAGCCCTGGGCTATCCCTACCAGCCGGATATGTTCGGCACCGACGCCACGCCCGAACCGGCGAAGGACCTCCTTTTCTGGGAGGCTGAGGGCTACCTCAACGGTCGTCGCGCCGGCGATCCCGCGGCGCCCAAGGGCTGCACCGGCGAAGCGCTCCAAGCGTTCCTGAAGGGCCGAGACAAGGGCCAAGCAGAGAACGGCCTGGCTCTCGGCCGCGCCAAGAACGTCATCGAGGCGAGGGCCACGCCCTCCGTCGAGCCGCCCGTCGACCTCAACTCTGAGGAAGGCCAGGAGGCCATCGACGACGCGGCGAAGAAGCTCAAGAAGAGCGACTTCATGAAGACCGGCGGTGACGACGCCGGCGCCCAGGCGAGCGCCGCCTGATGCGCGCTCCGGCCATGCGCGGTTTCAAGGCCGCCCCGATTAAGGAGGTCAGCCTCCACATGACGGTCGCGGCGCTGATCCGGCGCGCATGGCCGGAGCATCTGCCCTGGTGGCACACGCCGAACGGTGAGCAGCGGGACAAGCGCGTCGCCGGCAAGCTGAAGGGCATGGGCGTCCTGGCGGGCGTGCCCGACCTCATCTTCATCATGCCCAACGGGCAGGCGTCGTTCATTGAGCTGAAGCGGAAAGGAGAGGGCCTCTCAGCAGACCAGCTGGTGGTTCACGACAAGCTGCGCGCGCTGGGCTGCGCCTACGAGACCTGCCGGACGCCCGAGGAGGTCGAGGACGTCTTGGAGCGCTGGCTTGGAGCCTTTGGCCTGACCCTGCGCTGCCGCATCATACGCCCGAGGGCGGCATGAGCGCCCCGGCCGCCACGAGCAACTCACCAGGCTCCACTTCGCCAGCCCGCCTGAACGCCCATCGCGCCATGGCACAATCCGCCGGCTGGAACGATGAACGGATTGAGCATCTCAAGAAAGAGTGGGCAGCAGGTCGGTCTGCGAACCAGATCGCCGCGGATCTCAAGCTCACGCGCAATGCCGTGATCGGAAAGGTTCACCGCCTTGGCCTCAACAGGCGCAGCGGATCGCCGGAGCCTCGCCGGATGCACATGGCCGCGCCGCGCCCCAAGGTGGCGAAGGCGCCCCAGCCGAGACCGCAGCTCATGATCGCGAGCAATGGGTGTGTCGTCGAGAAGGCCGAGCCCAGACCGCCGCGTGTCCAGATCCCGGCTCGTGTCGAGGGACCGGGTTCCGCGACTCTGCTGACCGTCGGCGCCCACATGTGCAAGTGGCCGATCGGCGATCCGATGGACAAGGAATTCACCCTCTGCGGCCGCGGCCGCGAGCGCGGGTCCTACTGCGCTTCCCATGCCGCCCTGGCCTATGCACCGGCGTCGAGCACACCCAAGGAGCTGATGCGCGGCCTGCGGAGGTACGTATGAGCGGCCGCGCCCAGGGCGGAGGTTGCGTCACCGCCCTCTCCGCCGAGAACATCGCTGCGGCCCTCGTCATCTCGGCCAAGGTATATGGCGACGCGACGTTAAAGGCGGTCGCCGCCAAGAGCGGGATCCTGAGACGATCCCTGCCACCGGCTTGCGTTGGCCTGCATCTGGCCACCGGCGCGCCGATCGCGCGGGTGGCCGCGCTGATCGGCCTCAGCCATCGCAACGTCATTACCGCTCGCACCAACGCGGACGGCCGTTTCACGACGGCGGTTGAGCAGGTGATGGCCGCGCTCGGCGCAACAGAGACCGAAAAGCCGTCCAGACCGCGACCTTGCCCGCCCGTCGAAACCGTGGCGCCTGTTACGGCGCCTTCGCCGAAGCCGGTGACGCCGAAGGATCGACCGCAGATCGCGGCGCAGTTCGCCGACCTTCGCCGCGTCCAGGACGACCTGGTCATCAAGGCAATCTCGGTCGCTTCGACCGCCAGTGCAGATGGCTACGCCTACCTAACCCTTGGCGCTCTCGCGGTAGCCACGGACGTGCCCAAGGGCAGCATCCTCTTCGTGGTTCGGCGGCTGGTCGAGGCCGGCCGGCTTGAAGTCCGCAAGGTGGACACGGCCAAGGGCGAGGTCAGGCAGCCCAATGGTTACCGCGTGGCCGACATGGGCCGTGCGGATCCGATTCAACAGCCTTCATCTCAGGTCGCCGCTTGTGCGCCCCCATCGTCTCCCCGGGCAGCGCCTGAGGAACGGGCACCCGCGATCCTCGATGGCAAGGTCTCGTCGGTCGACCGCCTTCTCGCCGCGATGCGCGCCGTGGCGACGCCGGATGGCCGGGCCTTCGTGGTTCCATTGGAGATCTGCGCGGTTGCCCAGGTCCTGTGGACGAGCTGGGACACCCTGAAAGGCAAGCTGATAGCTCGAGGCGACCTCAAGCTCATCCTTGCGGGGAAGGTCGATCAGCCCTGGACGTTCTGGGTCTCGACCGGCGAGCGGGGACGGGCGCTGGCGGCTGCCGAGCCAGCCGCGGCCCCTAAAGCTGCACCTCCGCCGCCGGCCCCGGCCGCGCCGGCGCCGGCCCGCACGGTGGCGACGCGACCGGTCCCGGCTGTTCGGCCCCCGGGCCCGAAGGCGGAGCCCTGGCTTGAGCAGCGATCGGTTGTGCCGGCCCGCGCACGTCAACACGAGCCGGAGACCCCGACGCTGCCGGTCCCGCCGCGTGCTGACGCCGCGCTTGGGCTGGACGAGTGGGACGATGGCAAGCCCGGGCCCAAGGCGCTGCGCCACCTGAAGGCTCACGCCTGCCGGTGGCCGATCGGAACGCCGAAGCCGGGCTATGCCGATGAGCAGCTCTTCTGCGCCGCTCGCGCGCCGCTCGACGAACCGTACTGCGCCCAGCACCAGCCGATGTCCCGCCAGCGCGGGACGTCGCTCACCAAGCCGAAGGCGGCGCCAACCCGGACCATGCAGTGAGCGACGAGATCAACGATGAAGCCGCCGCGATCGTCGGTAAGGCCTGCTCCGAGGCGAGAAGCCCCCCCGCTATGGCGGCGGCTTTGGCACGGATCGCCGGCAATGCCTTCGCCCGCTTCACGAGCCATGACGACGCCTTCTTGCTGCACACCAAGCGGGCTCGGGAGCACCAGCTGCGCATGGGCCAGAAGAGGCACCTGCGATGAAAGCCTGGGTCGTCCCAATCGAGGCCGTCAGGGCCAGCGCCACGCTGATGGGGGCCCGGGTTCTGGCCCGGCTCGCGGGGGAGGGCGCAACGCTCCACCCGAACGCCACCGTCCAGCTCCTGCCGACGCAGGGCTACATGGCCACCGTCACCTATGTCGCCCAGCCGCGTGCGGAGCGCCAGTTCGCCGCCACCATCCCGCTGGAATGGGCGCCGCGCGAGAACCAGGCGGCGACCGCATGACCGACACCTATCAACAGCTCTTGGAAGACAAGGCCTGCCCGGCGCCGTCGACTGGCTTCCATGTTGAGCTCGACGAGCTGCATCCCTGGCTGAAGCCGCATGTCCGCGCCATCGCGCAATGGGGGATCGCCGGCGGCAGCCGCGCCTTCTTCCTCGCCTACGGGCTCCACAAGACGTCGCTGCAGCTGGCGGTGACCAGCACGATCGTCGAGCGCAAGGGTGGCGCCGGGCTGATCGTGGCGCCTCTCGGGGTCCGCGACGAGTTCTTCGGCGACGCCGCGACGATGGGCATCGACTTGCCGTTCATCCGCTCGAACGCCGAGATTCGCGACGGCCAGGTCAACCTCGCCAACTATGAGAGCGTCCGGGACGGCAAGATCGACCCGCGGCTCTTCACGGCGACGTCGCTGGATGAGGCCGAGGTCCTGAGGAGCTTCGGGTCGAAGACCTATCAGGAATTCCTCCCGGCCTTCGCCGAGGTGCCCCACAAGTTCGTCGCGACCGCCATGCCTTCGCCGAACCGCTACAAGGAGCTGATCCACTACGCAGCGCATCTGGGCGTCATGGACAGCGGCCAAGCCCTGACGCGCTTCTTCGGGCGCAATAGTGAGAAGGCCAACGACCTCACCCTCTACCCGCACAAGGAGGAGGAGTTCTGGCTCTGGGTCGCGTCCTGGGCAATCTTCCTGCAGAAGCCCTCCGACCTCGGCTTCAGCGACGAGGGCTATATCCTGCCGCCTATGGAGGTGCGCTGGCACGAGGTGCCGGCTGACCTGCGCGACAACACCCCGGAGAGCAACGGCCAGCTTCGCCTGATCCGCGACGCCGCCGTGGGCGTCCAGGGCGCCGCGCGCGAGAAGCGGGACACCCTGACGACCCGCATCGCCAAGATGAAGGAGCTGCGCGAGGCCGAGCCGGAGAACCACTTCATCCTCTGGCACGACCTCGAGGATGAGCGCCGGGCTATCGAACAGGCGATTCCGGCGGCCGTCAGCGTCTACGGCTCGCAGGACATCGAAGACCGGGAAAAGGTGGTCAAGGCCTTCAAGGCCGGCACGATCACCGACCTCGCCGCCAAGCCGGTGATGCTGGGCGCCGGCGGCAATCTCCAGCGGCACTGCCACCGGGCGATCTTCGCCGGCATCGGCTTCAAGTTCCGGGACGTCGCCCAGGCCTGGCACCGCCTCCAGCGGTTCGGCCAGGAGCACCCGGTCGTCATCGACATGATCTACGCCGAGACCGAGCAGGAGGTGCGCCGGTCCTTCGAGGAGAAGTGGGAGCGCGACCGCGTCATGCGCGAGCGCATGAGCGAGATCATCCGGACCTATGGGCTCGGCAAGATCTCGACGGCCGTGGCGATGCGGCGGTCCATCGGAGTCGAGCGCGAGGAGGCCAGCGGCGAGGGGTGGTCGGCGATCAGGAACGACTGCGTCGATGAGGCCCGGCGGATGGACGACGACAGCGTCGGCCTTATGGTCACCTCGATCCCATTCGGGACGCAGTACGAATACTGCGAGAGCTACAACGACTTCGGCCACAACGACGACAACGCCGGCTTCTTCCGCCAGATGGACCATCTGACCCCGGAGCTGCTGCGGATCCTGCAGCCGGGCCGGATTCTGGCCGTCCACGTCAAGGACCGGATCATCTTCGGCGCCGTGAGCGGCCTGGGCTTCCCCACCGTGGAGCCCTTCCACGCCGACTGCATCGCCCACTACACCAAGCACGGCTTCGCCCTGATCGCGGTCCGACCCATCGAGACCGACGTAGTTCGGGAAAACAACCAGACCTACCGCCTCGGCTATTCGGAGATGCGGAAGGACGCGACGAAGATGGGGGCCGGCTCGCCGGAATATGTCCTCTTCTTCCGGAAGCCGCAGACCGACCAGAGCCGCGGCTATGCCGACATCCCGATCACCAAGGCGGTCGAGGAATACAGCCTGGCCCGCTGGCAGATCGACGCCTCGGCCTTCTGGCGCAGCAGCGGCGACCGCATGCTGACGACGCGGGAGCTGGCCGCCATGCCGCCCCAGGTGCTGGCCAGGACGTTCAAGGCCCACTCGGAGCGGACCGTCTACGACCACGACGCCCACGTCGAGATCGCCGAGGCCCTGGCCGACCGGAAAGCCTTGCCGAAGACCTTCTCGGCCGTGGCCCTCGGCTCGCCGTCCGGCCAGGTCTGGACCGACATCGTTCGGATGCGGACCCTCAACTCGGAACAGTCGCTCGGCGGCCGTGAGAAGCACGTCTGCCCGCTCCAGATCGACGTCGTCGACCGGATCATCCGGTTCTATTCGAACAAGGGCGACCTCGTCTTCGACCCCTTCGCCGGCCTCTTCACGGTGCCGGTCCGAGCCTTGATGCTCGGCCGCCGCGGCGGGGGTAGCGAGCTGCACGACGACTACTGGCGCGATGGCGTTCGCTACCTGCGGATCGCCGAGCTCGAGGCCAACGCTCCGACGCTTTTCGACTTCCTGGAAACGGGGGAAGCTGCGTGAAGCCCCGGATCCTCGACCTCTACTGCGGAGCCGGCCTTGCCGCAGAAGGCTACGTGCGCGCGGGCTTCGAGGTCGTCGGTATCGATATTGAACCGCAGCCGCGCTACCCGGGCGACCAGTTCATCCGCGCCAGCGCCCTGGAGCAGGACCTCCGATTCCTGCGCTCGTTCCACGCGATCCATGCCAGCCCGCCCTGTCAATTCGGCTCGGCCATGCGCCATGCGCCGAACGCGAAGACCCACGCCAACCTGATCCCGGCGACGCGGAAGCTGCTGAAGGCCTCGGGCCTGCCCTACGTCATCGAGAACGTCGAGCAGGTCCGCCCGCACCTCATCGATCCGATCATGCTGTGCGGCTCCATGTTCGGACTGTCGGCCGGCGGTCACCAGCTCCGGCGCCACCGGCTGTTCGAGACCAACTTCGCCGTCCCTGAGAGGACCTGTCGCCACAAGACCCCCGTGATCGGGATCTACGGCGGGCACGTCCGCAACCGCGCGGCCGGCCACGGAGGCCGAGGCACCGCGGACTTCATCGGTCAGGACAAGAAGGCCCTCGCGCTCGAAGCCATGGGGCTGACCCGCGAGTTGACGATGGACGAGATTTCGCAGGGGCTGCCGCCGGCGTTCACGGCGTACATCGGCCAGCACTTGCTCGCCCACCTCCATCAGGCGAGGGCGGCGTGACCTGGTCGCTGATCATCCCACACGGCGCCGAGTTGGAGTTCGCCTGCACGGGCGCGTTGACCATCAGGCATCCGAAGCTGCCGACCGTCCGCGTCCGCTCTCGCGAACCAGGCCGCTTTGTACTGGGCCCGATCACGACCGAAGGCCAGCGGCTGGAGCTGCGCCGATGATCATGATCGCGTACGCCAGCAGGACCGGAACCAAGCGCAACCTCGCCCTCATGAAGGCCGCCAACCTGATGGCCGGGTCGGCGGTCTGGCGGCTGATGGTCTCGGCGCGGGGGGTGCTTCGTTCCGAGGGCTTCCGCTACGCCCTCGACAACGGTGCCTGGACCGCCTTCCAGGAATGGCTCGCCGGCAAGCGTTTGGTGAACCTGCTGGACCTAGTCGCCTTCCTCAAGGCGGTCCGCCTGCTGGGCCGGGATGCCGACTTCATCGCCCTGCCTGACATCGTCATGGGCGGCGAGGCCTCCCTGGACCTGTCGTTGGCTTGGCTGCGGTGGCTTCGCCGCTGGCGATCACTGCGCGGCGTTCGGTTCATGCTCGTGGTGCAGAACGGGATGGACGAAGGTCCGATGCTGGCGCGCATCAAGCGGGTGGTCGGCCCCAAGGTGGGCGTCTTCGTCGGCGGCGACACTTCCTGGAAGATCGCGACCATGAAGTTCTGGGCCGAGTTCGCCCATGAGCGCGCCACGATCTGCCATGTCGGCCGGGTCAACACCCCGCGGCGCATCCGCATCTGCGCCGACGCCGATGTGGACAGCTTCGACGGATCGGGCCTGAGCCGGTTCGCTGTCAACATCCCAGCCATCGAAGCCGCCCGTCAGCAGCCCGACATGTTCGGTCACCGGAGATTGGCGGCATGAGCACCGAAGTCGACCTCCGCCCCAAGCCGCCGGCCGAGAAGCAGCCCCCTGCCAACATCGAGCTCGAGCAGATGGTGCTCGGCTGCGTGCTCTACGACAACGAGGCCTATCACCGCTGCGACGGCCTGACCGCGGCCCACTTCTACGAGCCCTTCCACGGCCGGCTCTGGGACGCGATCGCCGCGCGCATCGGCAAGGGGAATGCGGCCGACCCCGTTCTGCTCGACGAGACGTTCAGGAACGATGCGGCCTACCAGGAGCTAGGCCACATCCGCTATACGGCCGACCTAGTCGACCGTGCGCCGCCGGCCGTCCACGCCGGTGACTACGCCTCAGAGATCATCGACATTTCCTTGCGCCGGAACCTTATCCGGGTCTGCGGAGAGGGAGCGGCCCAGGCCGACGAGGACCGTGACCACACCGGCCGGGAGATTGTCGGGGAGATCGAGCAACAGCTCTTCGCCCTGGGCGAGACCACCAACCGCCAGGGGTTCCGGTCCTTCAGCGACTATCTCACCGGCGCCATCGAAATGGCCGCCGAGGCGCACCAGCGCGACGGTTCGGTCTCGGGGATCTCCACCGGCCTGATGGACATCGACCAGAAGATCGGCGGGCTCCACCCCTCCGACCTCATCATCATCGCGGCGCGGCCGTCGATGGGGAAGACGTCGCTGGCCTGCAACATCGCCTTCGATGTCGCCAAGCACTTCAAGTTCGAGGTCCAGCCGGACGGCTTGAAAAAGACCATCTCCGGGGGTGTGGTCGCCTTCTTCTCGATGGAGATGTCCGGGGAGCAGCTGGCCATGCGCCTGCTGGCCGAGGCCTCGCGCGTCTCCGGCGACAAGATCCGCAAGGGGCAGATCGAGAAGCACGAGTTCGGGCACATCGTCGACGCCGCTGAGATGATCCGGTCGATCCCGCTGCACATCGATGCGACGGCCGGCCTGACCATCGGCCGGCTGGCCGCCCGGGCCCGGCGCCTGAAGCGCACCGGCGGCCTCGACCTGGTGGTCGTGGACTACCTCCAGCTCATGCGCGGCGACCGCACCTACCGGGGCGGGGAGCGCGTCCAGGAGGTCACCGAGATCACGGTCGGCCTGAAAGCCCTGGCCAAGGACCTCAATGTCCCGGTGGTCGCCCTGTCGCAGCTATCGCGCCAGGTCGAGAACCGCGAGGACAAGCGGCCCCAGCTCTCCGACCTGCGGGAATCCGGCTCCATCGAGCAGGACGCCGACATGGTGATGTTCCTCTATCGCGAGGAATACTACCTGAGCCGCACGGAACCGCGCGACGGCACGCCTGAGCACATGAAGTGGCAGGACGAGATGCAGCGGTGTCGCGGCCAGGCCGACGCGATCATCGCCAAGCAGCGGCACGGGCCCATCGGGACGGTCCGGCTGTCGTTTAACGCGGACACGACGAAGTTCGGGAATTCGGCCCGGCCGACCATCGACTTCACGCAAGCCACCTTCAGGAACCTGGGGGGCGCCGACTGATGAGCGCGCCTCCGTACATGAAGCTCTATATCGCCGACTACCTGGCCGACACGACCCACCTCAGCCGCGATGAGCATGGAGCATACCTGCTGCTGCTGATGGCCATGTGGCGCGCTGGCGGGAAGCTGCCGGCCGGCGACGACAAGCTGGCGAAACTCGCCCGCTGCAGCCCGAAAGAGTGGGTCGCCCTGAAGGATACCGTCCTGGTTTTCTTCAAACGGTCGGGCAGGAGCATCACCCACAAGCGCATCTCGAAGGAGATGGCCCACTATGAAGCTGTTTCGGAGCGCCGAAAGGAAGCCGGAAAACGAGGTGGATCGGAAACAGCAAGGAAAAACAACGACAAGGCCCAAGCAAATGCTGCAGCAAACGCGCGGCAATTGCCGACAAAACCAGAACCAGAACTAGAACCAGAACTAGAACCAGAGAGAAGGGAAAAGAGCCCTTCTCTCTCCGCCGGCAAGCCGTCGAGAGCGAGCGCCCCGAAACGAGGTCCGGAAGTCCAGATCCCTGACGGGTTCCCCGGCGCTCCGGACCAATCTCTGGCCGAAGGCTGGGTTGCCGCGGCCCGCGTGACCCTCAGCGTCGGCGAGCACGCCAAGCGCTTCCGGAACCACGCCGCGACCAACGACCGCCGGGTCAGGGACTGGCCGGCGGCCTGGCGCGCCTGGATCGACATCGAGATCGGCAAGGCGCCGGCGGTCGCCAACTCGGCGGCCGCTGCGCCCATGGCCTGGAACGGCCCGGCGGACGTCTGGGCCGCCGTCGCCGACGCCATGACCGAGCCTAAGGCCCGCAGCTATCTCGGCATCTGCACCTGGCAAGAGGTCCCGTTCCAGGCGGTGATCGCGCCGCAGGAATTCTGCGCCGAGCAGCTGACCAAGGGCGCTGGCCAGGCGCTGGCCGGCCGCGGTGTTCGGATCCTGGTCAAGGCGGGGAGGGCGGCTTGACCGATCAACCCGCCAACGTCCCGGCCAACCGGAACACCCTCATCGCGGAGCTCTACCGTCAGGGGGAGAAGCTGGAAGGCATCGGCGCTCGCTTCGGGATCACGCGCCAGCGCGTCCTGCAGATCGCCAAGGCTGAGGGCCAAATCCTTCGCGGCCACGCCCCTCCGAAGCCCCAGTTTCAAAGGATGGGCAGGCTTGGAAACGTCGATCTGGAGGCCCGGAACGTGGTGATCCTGAGCCTCTACGAGTTCGGCTTTCGGCCGTTGCACATCTGCGGGATCACCGGCCTTACCCGGGGCAAGGTCCAGGGTGTGCTCGACCGGTTCGCGCCGCTGCGCTGGCCGCGCGGGCACTTCGAGGCCGAAGCCGCTGGAGACCGACCATGACCCCCAAGCGCGCCTGCCGCACCTGCTGGTTTTCCGGCATGGAGCCGAAGACCGAGGCCGACGCATGGCGGCAGAACGGCGCCTTCCGCTGGACTTGCGTCCTCGACCGCAGGCCGAAGAAGCCACCCTACGTCTGCAACGGCCATGCGCCGGACCAGGAGCGGGCGCCGACCTACCGAGAGATCGAAGTTGCGAGGGCTTTCCGATGACGCCGGTCCAGATCTCCCGCGACTTCGCCGACGGCACATCCGAGACATGGAGTTGGCGGGCCGCGGTGCACTGGCGAGCTTACGTGATGGAGATGCTCCGCGGGGAATGCGTGAAGGGCAGAGCCGTCGCCATCGCGGTGAGGCTGCGGCTGTATAGCGGCCAACTCCTCGTGATCCGACCGAGGTCAAAATGAACCAGCGCCCTCGCTATCCCCGGACCGGCTGCATCGTCCCGTTCTGCCGGAAGACGTCGACGCTGTTCCCCGGTGAGTGGGTCTGCGCCGACCATTGGCGCCTGGTCGACCGCGCTCTGAAGCAGATCCGGGCCCGTCTGATTCGTCGGTTCAAGCGCCGTGGCTGGATCGACGACCGCCGGCGCTGGCCAGCGGTCAACCAAACCCTCGACGGCGTCTGGCGACGCATGAAACGCCAAGCCATCGAACGAGCAGCAGGAGCGAGCGCATGATGAGAATCAAAACGCTGCAAGGCGTCGTCTGGACGCTTGTCGGCCTCGTGCTCCTGGGCGTCTGCATCGGCCTCGCGATCTTCGCGCCGGCCCGCGCCCAGGAAAACCTGATCCTGTGCGCCTCGCCTGGAATCACCGATGGCGACACCTTTCGTTGCGACGGCAACCTCAAGGTCCGGCTCTGGGGTATCCAGGCGCCCGAGCGCTCCGACCCAGGCGGTCCGGCCTCGACGCGGGCCCTGGCGGACATCACGCACGGCAGGACACTGGTCTGCCGGCGCCGCGGCAAGTCCTACGACCGCGTGGTCGCTCAATGTTGGATCGGTGACACCGACGTCGCCGGCGAGATGGTCCGCCGCGGCCAGGCCGTCGACTGGCCCGAGTTCAGCCGGGGCCACTACGCCCGATGATTGCCCTCTTCCTCCCGGCCGAAGGAGCCGACCTAGTGACCGAGTCCCGTCCCGATACCTCGCGGCTCGACGCCGCGGCCGACGCCTACGCCGAGGCCAAGCGTGATCTCGACGCCATGATGGCCGCTCCGTTCGAGCAATCGGCCTACGAGACGGCCATCACGAACTGGCGGGCCGCCCTCGTCCGCCTGGAGCGGGCGGCCATGGCGCGTCCGAAACCCGAGCCGGAGATCGTGACGTGAACGCGACCGCAATGAGCCATCGGCCCTTCGTGCTCCGTGTCGGCGACCTCACCGTGGTCATGCCGACGGAAGGCCAGAGGCTGACCCGCTCCATGCTGGACGACCTCGCCTGCGCCTCAGTGCTCGACGCGGACGGCCGCGAGGGCCCGGCCCGCGAACTGATCGCCCAGCTCGAGCAACGCCTGGGCGTCCACCCCGCCCACCGGGAAGCGCTGGCCAAGACGCCCGAAGGCTTCCACGCCCGCCTTCGCGAGGAGAAGATGCGCCGCCGGCTGGACGAACATCGCCGCGTCGCCCAGATGAGCGCGCCCCTTCGTGACCCCGCCATCGTCGAAGCGATCGCGGCCAAGGAGCACCAGGCCCACGACAAGCGGGCCGAGGCGGCCTCGCTCCGCATCATCGGGCCGAAGATCCATCGCAAGGCGGCCAAGGCCCTGGAATCGCAGGCGCGCGCCCTCGACGAGCAGGCGGCCGAGCTGAAGGCGAAGGAGGCCGAGCAGGACCGGCTCTACGGCGAGGCCAAGGACCCGATCCTCCGCGCCAAGATGCGAGGCGAGGAGATCGCCGCGGCCGACGTGGAGATGGCCGAGATCCTGACAGATGAATACGGCGCCCGGATCATCCAGCGCCGCGGGCCCGGGAGGGGGCTGCCGGCCATGAAGTACACCCGCGGCACCAGGGCGAAGAAGTTCACGGGCATCGAGCATGCCTATCTCAGCGGCCATCTCAAGGGCGGGCCCGGGTCTCCGAGCGCCGAGAGCCTGCGGAACTTCGGGCTCAGCTGGGGCGAGGCCTTCGTGATCGTCTGCGGGCAAGCTGGCAAGGGCGAGGGTGGCGGAGGAGGCGGCTTCGGCCCCAAGGCGCCCCAGCCGCGCATGGTCGAGGCCGGCGAGGCCAGGAGCATCATGGCGGGCACGATCGCTCGGCCGGGGCTGGACCTTGTCCGCATGACCCAGCGCGAAGTCGACGTCCTGGACAACATCTGCGGCCGGGACATGATCCTGCGCGATCTGGCGCCGACCCGGGGCATGGTCCCAGCGCTCCAGCGCCGCCTGCGTCGCGCCCTCCGGATCGCGATGGCGAACATGAAGGCGGCCCAGGAGCGGGGGGAGGTCGGCAAGGCGGCGCGCCAGGTGATGGTGGCCGTCGAAGAGTTGGCGAAGGTGAGGTAGGCCCGAAGCTACGATCGCAGTGCCCGCGACACCGGGAAAGTCGTCGCGCGGCTCCGAATGACTTGCAGGCGCCCAAGTCTGCACGGTTAAGGTGCGCCCTCAAGGGGGACCGCACATGGCTAAAGCTGCCGCTTGGCTCGTACTGCCCATGGCAGGTGGGGGCGATCAAACATTTGCTGATCATGCCGCGCTGATCGCATGGATCGCAGAGGTGCGCAGCAGCTGGGCCCCTCTTCTTGGCAATGTGGGTCGGATACGCGGTGTTGAGTTAGGACGGGACCGGCTGAATGGGACGCTGACGGCTATGGCTGGAGCAACTGACCCGGAAGCCATTCGAGGGTCGGTGATTTCGCAGTTTCCAAGTGGGTGCCCCTTTGCACCAAGCGACGCCGTCCGAGAGGCGATCCGCAAGCGATATTCTGCCGCTGGGACCGGGGCGGAAGGAACTGCGCTAGGCTCAATAATTTGGGCAGCCATGAAGCGGGCCCCAAACGTACCGCTCGACCTGGGCGAGGTGGGGCATCCCATCTGCTTGGAGACCATTGGCTTCGCAGCGGCAATCCGGGAAGTGGGGGCTCGCAACAACGGCGCGGTTTTGTCCGCTGCCATATCTAGAGCTTCGACCGATATAGCGGAGCTGCTGGCGGCCGGAAAGGAAGATGCGGCCGCTCAGAGCAAGGCCTTCGATGAGATGATGGATGAGAGCTTAAAAAAAATAGCCGCCGGCATCTCGAATTTGCACCAAACAATCGGTGCTGCCCGTGACGAACTCAACACCACTGAAGCTCGCTTTGCAGAAATCATGCGGATGAAGGCGCCTGTCGACTACTGGGCCGCCAAATCGGTGGATCATAGGAAGTCCGTGCGGGTCTACCGATTTTGGCTCACCGGGCTGACCCTGATGTTTCTCCCGGTCCTAGGAGGCGTCTATTGGGGCGGTTGGCATGCGCTCGATCGCTACACTACGACACATCCGGCCGCAGCAATCGGGATGACGCTCTATGTCGCCGGCTTCGTCGGTGCGGTTACGGCCGTGGGCCTTTGGTTCATCAGGATCGTTGTCCGCCTGTACATGAGCCAACACCACTTGATGGCTGATGCTGAGGAGCGCGCCTCCTTCCTCAGGACCTACCTCTCGCTTGCGGAGGGCGGGAATGTCAGCGAGACCGAACGCGCGTTGGTCCTAGCCTCGGTCTTCCGTCCAGTCCCCGACGGCCTTGTTCACGATGATGGAGCTCCGACGTTGTCACTCGCTTCGGTTTTCGCCGGCATGCTCGACAAGAAATAGATCGCTAGGTCGGTATGCCGCCCGGCGGCAGCGACCCCCGCAACATCATCGTCACCGCGCATTCCACGGACCAGTGGATCCGCGTCCCGCGTTCATAGCGGCGGATGGTCTCGCCTGGGTCCTTGGCCTTGATCATCAGGGCGCGGCCCAGCTCGGCGCAGCGGAGCGGCCGGCCCTTGCCCCACATCTCGCCGAGCTTCCGCCGGGAGGCTCGCAGTTCAGCGGCTGTCATCATGATCGACCCCCGATCTCTGTCACGACGATACGACCGTTCGCAGAAAATTTGCAGCACCCCGAAACCAGGACACTGTCCGGGTTTTGCTCCCTAGTGCTTCTGACCAGATATTCGGCATATTTCAGCGGCTTGGCACGAGCGGCTAAGGCTAAAATCGTGCTTGGCGGAATGATGCTTGCGTGCGTATCAAGCATCCATGGTGCGTGATTCGCGCCCGACCACAGCCTGAAGCGCCGACAGATCCGAACTATCAGATCGCCCCGCCCGAAAGCGCGGGGCTTTTTCGTGCCCGGCCGCCCTCGTCGACCGCGCCACAACTTCCGAGGCCTGCCGATGGCCCGCGCAAGTATCCGCATCCGGGTCGAGATCGAGGCGGTTCAGGACGCGACAGACGATCTGGCGCGGGCGCATCAGAAGCTGGTCCGCCGGCATGGCGCGGAGTTTCGCCTACTGGAGCGCGACATCAAGGGGGCATGGAGCGGCTCATCAGTTCGAAGCCGATCTGCCACGACCTCGGCGAAGGTTATCTAGTCATGACCTGCCCAGAGGAAGCTTCGGCTCTGCTGCTGAGGGCGCGACGCCTGGGCGTGATCTGATCCGCCCGCATCGGGCCGATCTCTCCAGGCCGGAAGGCGGAGAGCCCTCGCGATAGAGGTCCACCATGCACAGCTCTCGATATTTCGGCTTCCACCTCGGTCTGGCTCTGATCAGCACCTTGGGCCACGCGTTCAACGCCGCGGTCACCGCCGTCTGCCGAACCCTCGACCTAGCCTTTCCGCCGCAGGCCGCGGCCGAGCGCCTGGCGCCCCAGACCGTCACCAGTTCTGAAGCCGTAGTCTACGGCGCCGGCAAAGCCCGCACCCGTTCGTTCCTCGGCCGCCTGGCCCAGCGCGACAACGAGCGACAGGCGTTCGGCGCCCTGGGCCTGAACCCGGCCTTTTGATCGGCGCCATAGAGCGCTCAGACACCATTCGCCCCGGCCTCACCGCCGGGGCGTTTCCCCATCGCGCCCAGAGCAGCACTTCACCCGAAGGATGGCGAGCGACACCGGTGAACTCGACCGGCCGACCTCAGCTCATGGACAGAGGCCCGCATCTGCGGCGCGACCCTAACCGCCCCCCTTAAGTAGCAGGGCGATGATGGCGACTATGACGCCGCCCAGGCCGGTAACGGCCGAGAGCCACGCGATCTTCGTCTGGCTGGCCTCATGCTGCTCCCGCCTCAGTCGTGAACGCAAGTGTGCGATGGTCTCACGCGACAGCGCACCCCACCGGCTCTCGCCGTCGTGCCATGTGGCGTCGTCGGCGTAGTCCGGCGGCGGCAACATGAGGCGCTCGGTCTCCGCCAAGAGCCGGTTGCCCTGTAGCTTAGCGATGCCCACCACGTGGATTTCATCCTCGCTTTGACGCTCCCAACTGAGCGTCTCGACCTTGTGCGATCGGGGACCGTGCTGCACCTTCGCTGCATCGATCAGCCGGTCGTACATTTCTTCCGTCTTACGCCGCGCGAGCTGCAGCTTCCGCAGGCGCCACCAGTAGATCAGCGCTTCCATTCGACCCTCCCTGCCGGTTGACGGTTGTTGCCGAGCTTCGTGCGGCGTCGGTCCTGATGCAACGGTCCCCTGGAGCGGGAGCCCCGGCCCGGAGGCCCTATGAGTGACGGCCCATCGCACGATGCGCGGCTGACGATCCAGCAGGCCCAGCGCCTTAAGGGCCGCTTCGTCTATGGCTTGGCCGATGGCGATGGCATCTTCTACGTCGGCCAAACACGAAACCCGGCTCGGCGCTTCGAGGCTCATGGCGGGCGGCGCACGAACAACACCGCCCTACGCGACCGCCTTGGGGGCGCCGGAGCCGATCTCCGCGTCGTCATCCTTAGGCGCAACCCAGGGGACCTGAACGCTGCAGAGCGGGAGGAAATCCGCGCCCGCTCCGGCACCCTCGTCAATCTCGTCGGCGGCGATCATTGGTCGTGGGAGCGGCATAGGCGGATCCCGTGGGCGGCTGGCACCGGCATCTTCAGCCCCAGCGCCTATGCGATGACCAAGACGCCAAGGGAGCATAGATCGACGGTTCGGGCCGCGCTCGCGCTGTTGACCGACGCGGAGCGCTGCGTCGTCGAGGTCGGGCTGCTTCGTGATTTCCCGCCGCACCTCGCAAGCCGTTTCGATGGATGGCTCGAAACGACGCGCGAGAAGATGATCGCGTGCATGGAAGCCGCGTATGGGGCGGCCTAGTAAGTTCACCGCGAAGATCGGCAGGGAGATTTGCGACCGCCTCTCAGAGGGCGAACCGCTTGCCCGCATCTGTCGCGATCCTCACATGCCTGCCGTTAGGACAGTAGGGGACTGGCGAGAGGTTCATCCCGCGTTTTCCGCTGACTTCGCGCGCGCACGCGACGACGGGTTCGACGCCATCGCGGCCGACTGCCTTCTGATCGCCGACACGCCCGAACTCGGCGTCGAGACGCTTACGAAGGGGACGGGGAAGAAGAAGGCCAAGGAGTTGCGAGAGGCCGATATGCTCGGTCACCGAAAGCTCAAGATCGAGACGCGCCTAAAGCTGCTGGCCAGGTGGGACCCGCGTCGATACGGCGAGCGCCGTCAGGAGGAGGGCGGCATCAACGCCGCTGACGCCGCGGCTCAGATCCGCGAGATCCTGAAGGCGACCGAGGGCGACGGCTGATGGCTGTCCCCAAGCGCCTCTACCCGCTGCGACCCCACGGGAAGCAGGCGGCCTGGATGGCCAGCACCGCACGGTTCAATGTCGTGCCGGCCGGACGCCGGAGCGGAAAGACCGAACGGGCGAAGCGCAAGCTCGTGAACCGCGCGATGCGGGGGACCAGCTTCGATGATCCCCGGTTCTTCGCCGGCGCGCCGACCCGCGATCAGGCCAAGGCCATTTACTGGGCGGACCTGAAGGCGATGATCCCGCGGGCCCTGATGGCCTCGGCGCCCAGCGAGACCGAGCTCTGCATCCGCCTGATCACGGGCGCCGAGGTCTGGGTTCTCGGCATGGACAAGCCGGAGCGGATCGAGGGGCGGCCGTGGGACGGCGGCATCCTCGACGAGTTCGGCAACATGAAGCCGACGGCCTGGGGCGCGAACGTCCGGCCGGCGCTCTCGGACCGGCGCGGCTGGTGCGACCTGATCGGGGTGCCCGAGGGGCGCAACCACTACTACGAGCTCTACAAATACGCCCAGGGCGACGACCCCGAGTGGGACTTCTTCAGCTGGTTCTCCTCCGACATCCTGCCGGCTGAGGAGATCGCGGCGGCCAAGCGCCAGCTCGACGAGCTTCTGTTCGCCCAGGAGTACGAGGCGAGCTTCATCAACTTCACGGGCCGGGCTTACTACCCGTTTCTCGATACAAGCCACACCGCCCCGCTCGCCTACAATCCGGACGCGACGCTGGTCTTCTGTTTCGACTTCAACGTCGAGCCCGGCGTGGCGGCGATCTGCCAGGAGCAAGTCCTGCCCGGCCAGTACGAGCGCAGCCCCGAGGGCGTGGCGCTGTTGAACAGGCCCATCACCGGCACCGCCGTCATCGGCGAGGTCTGGATACCGGCCAACAGCAACACCCCGGCAGTCTGCCGCAAGCTGATCGCTGACTGGGGCGCCCACCGGGGCAAGATCATCTGCTACGGCGACGCCACCGGCGGCTCGCGCGGCTCGGCCAAGGTCGAGGGCAGCGACTGGGAGCTGATCGCCAAGGAGTTGCGGCCGCACTTCAAGGACCGGGTGTCCTTCCGGGTGAAGCCGGCCAACCCGGCCGAACGCGCCAGGCTGAACGCCATGAACAGCCGCCTGAAGACGGCGTCGGGCGAGATCCGCATGATGGTCGATCCCGCCAAGGCGCCGCATGTCGTCCGTGACCTCGAGGGCGTCGTCCTGCTGAAGGGCGGGTCTGGCGAGCTGGACAAAAAGGCCACGGACCTGACCCACATCACTGACGGCCTCGGCTACTACGTCGAATACGAGTTCCCCGTGACCAACCGGTCGACCTCGATTACCTCCCTCAGGATCTAGGAGCGCCGATGACTGCGGCTGTGAACTCGCGCTCAGCCGCGATGGAAGCGCTCGCCTGCGAGTGGCCGCTGCTCGAAGCTCTGATGGGCGGGACACCGGCCATGCGCGCGGCCAAGGAGAAGTTCCTACCGAAATTCCCGAACGAGGATCTGGACGCCTACAAGGCCCGCCTCGAGACCGCGACCCTGTTCCCCGCCTACCGTCGCACAGTCGCGGTCATGGCGGGCAAGCCGTTCGCGAAACCGCTGACATTCTCCGCCGAAACGCCCGTCGAGATCCGTGGCGAGGCCGCCGACGAGAAGGTGCCCGGGTCGAAGGACGTGGCCGGCTGGGCCGACGATATTGACCGTGAGGGCGTCAACCTTCACACCTTCGCCTCGGAAATGATGGTCGAGGCCCTGGCCTTCGGCCTCGGCGGGATCCTTGTCGAAGCCCCGAAGCCGATCCAGGGCGCGGCCCTGACCGTCACGCGTGCCGAGCAGGCCGCCGCCGGAGTCAGGCCGTATTTCGTCAGGGTCCGGCACAACCAGATCCTCGGCGCCCGGCTGGATCGGATCGCGGGCAAGGCAGTGCTGACGCAGCTCCGCCTGCTGGAGCATGTCACCGAGGCTGACGGCGAGTGGGGCGAGAAGACCGTCGAGCGAGTTCGCGTGCTCGAGCGCGGCAGCTGGAGGCTGTTCGAGAAGAAGGCCGCGACCAAGGGCGAAGAGTGGATCTCGGTCGAGGAAGGGAGGTCCGGCCTGGCCGAAATCCCGTTCGTGCCGCTTTATGGCAGCCGGCTCGCCTACATGATGGGCGCGTCGCCACTGCTGGACCTCGCCTACCTGAACGCAAAGCACTGGCAGAGCCAAAGCGACCAGGACACCATCCTGCACGTCGCCCGGGTTCCGATCCTGTTCGGCAGGGGCTTCCAGGAAGACGACACGATCGTCGTCGGAGCCGCCACTGCCATCAAGGTCAGCAGCACTGAGGCTGACCTGAAGTTCGTCGAGCACACCGGCGCAGCGATCGATGCGGGGAAGGCGTCGCTCGACAGCCTCGAAGACCAGATGATCCAGGCCGGCGCCGAGCTGCTGGTGAAGAAGCCCGGCGCGCGCTCGGCCACGGAATCGGCGAACGACGCCGAGGCCAACAAGTCGGACCTGCAGCGGATCACCGAAGGGTTCGAGGACAGCCTCGACCAGGCCCTGCAGTTCATGGCCGACTACGCCAAGCTCGGCTCCGGCGGCAATGTCACGCTCTACAAGGACTTCGGCGCGGCGCTGCTCAGCGAAGCCAGCGGCCAGCTCATCGTCTCGATGTGGCAGGCGGGCATGATCTCGAAGCAGACCGCGATCGAGGAGTTGAAGCGCCGTGGCGAGCTGTCGCCCGAGGTCAACGCCCAGCTTGAAGCCGAGCTGATCGACGAAGAGGGCCCGGCGCTCGGCGCCATCACCGACGACGAGGACGACGCGGGCCTAGCCGCCTAGCCACATGGCCACGGCAGCGGAGCGGCTTCACGACCAGGCGGTCATCCACCGCATCGGCCTGAACCGATATTCGAACGCGCTCGTCCGCAAGATGATGGCGCTGCTCAACCGGATCGAGGTCAACGCGGTCCAGAAGCTCGCCGACGCCGGCGTCGAGGGCGCGGGGCCCAGACGGCTGAACCAGCTGCTCGACGCAATCCGCGAGATCCAAGCCCAGGGGTGGGCGCAGCTCAAGCCGGAGCTGATGACCAACCTCGACGGCCTGGCCGCCAACGAGATGGACTTCGCCATGAAGTCCGTCGCCTTCGCCGCGGCCGCCGTCGACGTCGAGCTTGGAGGCGGCGCCCCGGCGCTGGCCCAGGTGGTCGGCGCCGTCCGCGCCAGGCCGTTCCAGGGCCGGCTCCTTCGGGAATGGCTCAACGGTGAGGAGGAGGGGACCAAGAAGCGGGTCCGCGAGGTCATCCGCCAGGGCTTTGTTGAAGGCCAGACCACAGACCAGATCGTGCGCACCTTGCGCGGGACCAAGGCCAACCAGTTCAAGGACGGCGTGCTCGAACGCTCGCGCCGCGGCCTTGAGGCTATGGTGCACACTGCGGTCACCCACACCTCGACCGTCGCCCACCAGGCCGTCTTCGAGCAGCACGCCGATGTCGTCACAGGCGTGATCTGGACGTCGACGCTGGACGCCAGGACTACGCTGATCTGCATCTCCCGGTCGGAGAAGGTCTTTCCGATCGATAAGGGTCCGCGGCCGCCGGCGCACATCCGGTGCAGGTCGACGATGCGACCGCAGGTCCGCGCGATCGAGGGCGTGGCCCCCATGAAGGTCCAGTCCTATCCGGAGTGGCTGGCGAGGCAGCCGGCCGCGGTGCAGGACGACATCCTGGGCTCGGCGCGCGGCGCGCTCTACCGATCCGGGGGCGTGAAGGTTGAAGGGTTTGTCGATCACGCCGGCAAGACGCTTACGCTCGACCAGCTGCGGAAGCGTGACGACGCTGCGTTCAGGCAGGCGGGGCTCGACCATCCGATTAAGCCCCCGCCAGGGACGCCAAAGGACGAGATCGTTCGGTTCCTCGCCGACAAGCCGGCACAACGGGCGCTACTGACCAGGTTGATGGGCAGCGGAGCCTCCGGGATCGAGCTTCATGAGATGGTGGTCGAGGGCGCGATAGAGCGAAATGCCTGGAAGGCCGAGGTCAACGATCTCCTGGCGATCCGCCATTACACCGGCCGCGCCTACAAGGCGATCAATCAGCGGATGCGCGAGGAAGGGGGGCTGCTCGAGGACCGCCAGTTCACTGCTCTGGCAGGGCGTGGCATCGAGACCCTGCCGCAGCACGAAGGGTCGACTTGGCGCGCGCCTGCCACGCGGGCCGACGTCGCAGACCGCATGTGGGAGCGCTCCATCGTCGGCGAAGACTTTGACATGGGCAATCACCTGATCTCCACCTCGTCGTCGCGGGCCTTCGCGGTCGATTGGGGCAGTGCCGGGCGCTTGGTGCTCAAGATCCGGAACCCAAAGGGAGCCTCGGTCGACGAGGTCTCACTCAACCGCGGGGAGGGTGAAGTTCTCTTGCCCGCAGGAATGCGTTATCGTGTGGTGCGCAAGAGCGAAGAAAACCTGCCAGGGCAGTCTGGCGCGCTTCGGAATGTGCGCCTGGTGGAGCTGGAGATCATCGAGCCGTGACGGCGGAACTGTCCGAAATCCGGATCAGCAGCATGGCGGATTATCCGCCGGCGAGGCTGTATCTCGCCTCCCACAAATGGACGGATGACGGCTACACGGTCGCCGAGGCCGTGGCGCGCTACATGGAAATGCATCCGGACGCCAACGAGGACGATGTTCGGGCCGAAGTCGAGGCCGCCGCGGCGTGAAGGAAAGCGGCAGCCGCCTCCGCCTCATCGAGGGCGGTCAGCCGGACAAGCCGAAGCGGAAGCGCAAGCCCCGCGAACAAAAGCCGTGGGAATGCCGGGTCTGCGAGACCGACATCGGGACAAGGACGCGCACCCTCGTGAAGGTCCGGCATGGCGCCTTCGAAGACGGCGAGCTGAAAGTCACCGGCGGCTCCGACCACTGGGCCTGCGCCATGTGCATGGCCCGGGGAAAGCTGACCCTGCAGACCGCATGACCCTCGACGAACTGATCCGACAGGATCGGGACCTTCCGCACCGCGTTGAGGTCGATGCCGAGCACTACGGGATCATCCTCGACGTCGTGAAGGCTCGGCCCGGCGACTTCGAGGTCAATTTCTGCGGCTGGCCGGTCTTCCTAGTCGACTGCAGGAACTGGGAGGACGCAGTTTACATCCGCATCCTCGGCGGCGTGATCATCCGAACCACGCCCGACAATCTGAGCAAGCCCGGCTACAGCGTCGACATCTGACGCCGGCGGGCTGCTCCCCACCAAGGCCTCGACATCTCTCTGGCGGATCACGGGCGCCGCCACGAAGCCCATCCTGATCGTATCTCCGGCGTGTTGAGGCCTCGGTCCTTCGGGGCATGGCTTAGGAAGTAGCGCTGAAGGGTGGGAAGCCCGCACCACGCCGCCTCCGGGCGGCTTTTTCATGCCCAGCACCCGGGATCGGGGAGGGCGCACCGGGCGGGATCGCCCTTTCCGCCGGCGGATGCCGGAGAAAGCCACCACCATGAAACTGAAGACCACCCTCCTGGATGGCGTGTCCTACGCTGTCCTCGATGCCGCAGGCCTGCCGGTCTACACCCACGACGACGGTAAGGAGGTCGGGTTCGACGCCGCCGGCGCCGTGGCCACCATCAAGGCCCGCAACGGCGAGGCGCAGAGCCACCGCGAGGCCAAGGAGAGTGCTGAGGCGGCCCTGAAGGCCTTCGAGGGCATCGAGGATGCCGAGGCGGCCCGCACGGCTCTGGAGACAGTCCGTAACCTGGCCAGCGGCGACCTGAAGACGGCGGCGCAGATCAAGGAAATCACTGACGCCGCCAAGCGCGCTGCCGAGGAGCAGGTAGCAGCCGCGGTCAAGGCCAAGGACGAGGAGATCAAGCGGGTCGCTGACGAGCGCGACAGCGTCACCTCGGCGTTCCATGGCGAACTGATCGGCGGCGGGTTCAGCCGCTCCAAGTTCATCACCGACAAGATCGCCGTGCCGGTGGACCTGATGCAGTCGCAGTTCGGCCGCAACTTCAAGGTCGAGGACAACAAGCTCGTCGCCTACGGGCCCGACGGCAAGAAGATTTACAGCCGAGCCAACCCGGGAAACGTCGCCGAGTTCGACGAAGCCCTGGAAGAGCTCGTCAACGCCTACCCCAGCCGGGATCACATCCTGAAGGGCAACATTGGAGGCGGCGGCGGTGCGCCGAACAGCCCCCACCTGCCGAACGGCGGCAAGTCCATCGCTCGTGCGGACTTCCTGAAGTTGGCTCCCGAAGCTGCTGCGGCCACGGCCAAGGAAGCGCGCGAAGGCAAGATCGCCATCGTGGACTAAGTCTCTGCCGTGCCTCGGGATCGGGGTCGGCGCTCGGGTCGGATGGCCCAAACCACGGCGGGCCATCCGCCTCCTTCCACGTCCCCAAAATCCCAGCCTGAAAGGTCCCACCCATGGGCACGCTTACCCTTACGAACCTCATTGGCCCGATTTACGAGGCCTTCGACGTCGTCTCCCGCGAGCGCGTCGGGTTCATCCCCGCCGTTTCGCAGGACTTCAGCGCCGAACGCGCCGCTGTCGGCCAGCTGATCACCTCGCCTGTCGTCGGCCAGATGCCGGCCGAAGACCTCACCCCCGCCGCTGCTTCGGGCGACACCCCGAACCAGACCGTCGGCACTGTGCAGATGACCATCTCCAAGGCTCGCTCGGTGCCGTTCGGGATCACCGGCGAAGAGAACAAGGGTCTGAACAGCGGGGGCAACACGGCCACGATCAACCGTGACCGGATCGCCCAGGCACTGCGGACCCTGACCAACGAGGTCGAGGTCGACATCTACGAGGAGATGCACAAGACCGTCAGCCGCGGTTACGGCACCGCCGGCACCACGCCGTTCGGCACCAAGGACGACTTCTCTGACTTTGCCTCCTCGCTCGAAATCCTCGACGAGAACGGGGCGCCCGAGACCGACCGCCACATGGTCCTTGGCTCGGCCGGCATCCGCAACCTGCGCGGCAAGCAGTCGGGCCTTTTCAAAGCCAATGAAGCAGGCACCGACGAACTGCTGCGTCGCGGCGTGCTCTCCGACATCGAAGGCTTCGGCATTCACCAGTCGGCGGCCATCCGCAACGCGGTTACGGCCGGCACGGGCGCCTCGGCCACCACGAACACCACCGGCTATGCGGTCGGCTCCACCGTCATCACCCTGGCCTCGGCTGGGACTGGCACGATCCTCGCCGGCGACCTGGTCGCTTTCGCGGGCGACACCCGCAAGTACATGGTGGTGTCCGGTGATGCGGATGTTTCCGGCGGCGGGACCTTCACCATCGCTGAACCCGGCCTTCTGAAGGCGATCCCGAACTCTGCAACGGCGATCACCGTCACCGCCGCCGCCGTCCGGAACGTCTTCCTCCACCGCTCGGCCCTCCAGCTCGCCACCCGCGCGCCGGCCATGCCGGACGAGGGGGATGCTGCTGACGACGTCATGGTCATCAGGGATCCGGTCTCGAAGATCGCCTTCGAGTTCTGCGTCTACAAGCAGAAGCGCCAGGTCCGTTACGAGGTGAACCTGGCCTGGGGCAAGAAGCTGATCGCCCCGCGCCACGCCGGTCTCCTGCTCGGCTAAGCCGCCACGCCCACACGACAGATCAGGGTGGGGCTTCGGCTCCACCCTGTTTTCTCACAGGCGCCCGGCTTCGGACGTCTCTGCGAAAACAGGGAGCCATCCTATGCGCACCATCAACGTGAAGCCCTGGGCCGATGGCCAAGGCGAGTTCGTGATCATCGACGTCGCCAGCTTCAACCCCAAGCTCCACGAGCGGCTCGACGGCGACGACACGCCGCTTCCGGGCCCCTTCGACGACCACAGCCGCGACCAGCTGATTGACTTGGCCGTCGTCAGCTTCCGCGAGGACATGGCAGGCCTTTCCGACGACGACCTGCGCCGCGGTCTTGAAGCCCTGGACCGTCGTCGCCAGCGCGAGGCGGAGGGGCCGTTCAATGGCGCCGACCCGGACCTGTTCGACCACGACGGCGACGGCAAGCCCGGCGGCAGCCTCGGCAACGCTCCCGGCGCCCGCGGCGGCGAGGAACTGGATCGGCCTGATGGCGCGCCGGTTGGCGAGCAGGTCAGCGGAGCAACCACGGACGGGGTGATCTTGGACCCTGTCGCCGCAAAGGGCCTCACCAAGCAGGAGATCATCGCCGACCTGGAGGGCATGGGTATCGAGTTCGACCCCAGGGCCGCCAAGGCCGACCTGCTGGCCCTGCGCAATGAAGCCCGCGCCGCGCGCGACGCCCAAGCCACCATCGACGCCGCCGCGGCAGTCGCCACCCAAGCTGAGATCGACCTGGGCGACGACACCCAGGCGTCCGGCGCCGGCGAGTAGAACTTCAGCAGTCAGAAAGGCTTGAGCCCATGACCGTCCACGTCCTCTTCATGTCCACCCGCGGGATCGGGTCTGTCGATTCCCCCGGCCTTGGAACCGTCCGCCTACGTGAGGTGGTCACCGTGCCTGGCGTAACCGACGGCCAGGCCGAGGAAGGCGAGATCGTCATGGTCGTCAACGAAGAGGCGACCTCCATCCTCGTGGCGCACGGCCTGGATCCTGATGCCTCGACCCTGGAGCGCACCGAAGCAAGCAGCGCAGGGTTCCCCGTTCCGGCCGCTCGCTACAGCATGCCCATCGTCACCGGCCGCGGCGACAAGGTCAGCATCAAGGCGATGGCGTAGGCCATGCTGGAGTTCCTGACCCCGCTGCTGGCCCAGCAGCAGATCGCCATCGGAATGATCGGCGCCACCTTCGTCGGCGCGCTGGTCTATTCGCTGAAGGCACTGCCGTCCAACCTCTGGGCGGTGCTGCGCGAGCAGTTCAGCGTCACCCTCGCGGTCGAGGGCCAGGACCTCATCTATGACCACCTGAACCTGTGGTTCTCCCGTCACCAGGCGGTCAAGCGCGTCCGTCGGATGATGCTGCAGCAGGAGTTCGACTACGACCGCAGCGACTGGCGCTGGAAGTTCACCCTGGGCAGGGGGTGGCACCTGATCTGGACCCACGGCCGTCCGATGCTCGTCCACCGCGACGTCAGCGAGGGCGGCGAGATCGCCAAGCTGCTGGGGAAGGGGACCAATCAGCGGATGTCGGTGATCACCATCGGCCGCGACCAGGCGCTGCTCCGCCGGATCGTGGAGGAGGCCGAGGAGATCTACAACTCCGACGGCCACGTCCGCATCTACTACTGGAACCAGAGCGGCTATGACCTGGCCGACCGCCGGCCGCCGCGGTCCATGGACACCGTCTTCCTGCCGGACGCCCAGAAGCGCCGCCTCATCGCCGATGTCCGTGCCTTCACCGAGGCCAAGGCCGCCTATCGCGAGCGCGGCACGCCCTATCGTCGCGGCTACCTGTTCGAGGGTCCGCCCGGCACCGGCAAGACCAGCCTGATCTTCGCCCTGGCCGGCCTGCTCGGCCGCGCCGTGTTCGTGATCAACCTCAGCAACGTCCATGGGGACAACGCCTTGCTGGCCGCCTTCAACGCGGTCGGCAATGACGGCGTGGTGGTGATCGAGGACATCGACACCGCCGAGATCACCAAGGACCGTGAGGTGGTCGCTGTTCAGCAGGCCGAACAGCAGTCCAATGGTGGTGGCCCGCCTATGCTCATGGGGGCTCAGTCAGGCCGCGTCACCCTGAGCGGTCTGCTCAACGCCATCGACGGCGTCGCCGCTCGCGAAGGCCGGATCCTCTTCGTCACCTCGAACCACGCCAGCGAGCTCGACCCTGCGCTGCTACGCAGTGGCCGCATCGACCGCCGCGAGACCATCGACCGTCTGGACGCCGATACGGCCTGGGCGATGTTCCAGGCGTTCCGGCCCGACGGCGCGCACGCCGATTTTGAGCGCCTTGTCCTGCCCCGGCTCCCCATCGCCGCAGCCGACCTGCAGAACCTGTTGCAGGCCGCCGACGACGGCGCAGAGGTCATAACCTTGCACCCTGCCGGCGAAACCCGGCGGGCCGCTCTGGGAGCCTGAGACATGGCGCTGATCGTCGAGGACGGCACCGGCCGGCCGGACTCTGAGGCCTACCGCTCTGTCGCCGATCACAGGACCTATTGCGCGGCACGCGGCATCGATCTGGGCAGCCTGAGCGATACAGACCTCGAACAGGACGCCCGAGTGGCGACCGACTTCATGGTGCAGAGTTTCCGCTATCGTTGGGCCGGTGAGCGCGCCACGAATACCCAGGCTCTCGACTTCCCCCGTCACCTGATCCCGATCAAGGACGGGCCCGGATCCTTCGCCTCGACCGTGACCTACTACCCGCACGACCGGGTGCCGACTGAGGTCGGCAACGCCCAGTCCGAGCTGATGAACCGGGCTCGCGCTGGCGCGCTGGCGCCTGACCAGACCAGGGCGATCATCACCGAGACGACCGGCCCGATCACCACGACCTACGACAAGAACTCGCCCGAGGCGCCGCGATACCGCGCCGTCCACATGATGCTCCGGCCTTTCCTGAAGAACGGCGGGGCAGGGACAGTCGGCGTGGTGCGCTGTTGAGCGACTATGACCTGCGGGCCCAGCAGACCGCGCACCGCAGCCTCAAGCCCAAATCCCAGGGCGGGAAGGGCCAGGAGGTGACGCTGAAGTCCGGCACGCCCGGAGCGTACATTCCCGCCACGGGGACGAGCGCCCCGTCGACGCCGGCCATCCAGCGGGGGTGCGGGATCGAGCTTGCCTACAAGGCTAGCGAGATCAACGGCACTCAGATCCTGCGCGGCGATAAGAAGTTCATGCTCTCGGCCCTGGGCGTCGACGGCCTGCCGATCACGATGCCGAAGGTGGGCAGCCATCTGGTTTACGCCACGGGCGCGCGGTTCCGGGTCGAGGGCGTCGATCCGGACAGCCCGGCCGGAACTCCGGTCTATGCCTACGTGCAGCTCCGCGACGCCTGATGGCCGGCCCGTTTGAGCTTCGGCTCCGTGAGATCGCCAATCGCGCAGGTGACAGGGCCGATCAGTTCGTGCGGGGCGTCATGTTCGAGCTGAGCGCCCGCTTCATCGTGCGCTCGCCGGTCGACACCGGCCGGTTCCGGGGAAACTGGTTCTACAGCTTCGGCGCCAGGTCGACGCGCACGACTGGCGCAGACGTCGAGGCCGCAGCCCAGATCTACCAGGGCGGCGGCGGCGGTTACTCGGCCGAGGTGAACGGCCTTCGGGAGATGCCGACCCAGCATCTCGCCGGCGTCCACTTCATCACCAACAACCTGCCGTACGCCTGGCCGCTCGAACGCGGCCACTCCGGACAGGCCCCCCAAGGCATCGTGGGGCTCACGGTGCTGGAGTTTGCTTCCATCGCCGACGGCGCAGCGAAGAGGATGACACCATGAGCCTCGTCGCGATCCGCTCCGCGCTGGAAGTCGGCCTTAACGGGGTCTCGCCACCGATGGCGACGGCCTGGCAGCGGAAGGGCTTCGACCCGGCGACCGACGTCCCGGCCGATGAGCCGTATCAACGGGCCGAGCTGCTTTATGCCGACCCTGAGAACAACGAGAACACCAGCAGCTACACCGATATCGGTTTCCTGCAGATCACCCTCTGCTACCCGGTCGAGAGCGACGTCACCGCCGGCGGTTCCGCCGAGGTCGAAGGCCGGATCGACCTCCTGCGCACCATCTTCAAGCGCAAAGCATCATTCAGCGCCGGCGGGGTCACGGTGACCATTCACCGGACCCTGAAACTGCTGCCGCCCTACAAGGAAGGCGCCCGCGACTGCCAGCCGGTCCGCGTGCCGTTCTACGCCCACATCAACGCCTGACGGCGCTGCTGCGACGGCCGATCTCCGGTCCGTCTTCGTCGACCCATCCTCACAATCTGATCGGAGATCCCCATGACTGTTGCTCAGGGCATCGAACGCTACATCGTCTTCGCCGAGCAATCGGCTCTCGGCACGCCGGCCACAACCGGCGGCCAGAAGATGCGCCGCCGTACCGGCACCTTCGTCAAGGCCGTCGCGACCTATGAGAACGACGAGATCGTGTCGCACCAGCAGTCGACGGGTTCGACCGCTGGCCAGCAGAGCACGACCGGCAACCTGGATGCGCTGCTCTCGCCGGGCACCTATTCGAAGCTGTTCGCGAACCTCCTGCGCAAGGACTTCGCCGCTACGACCGCCATCACCGGCGCCTCGATCACGGTTGCCGGCTCTGGCCCGACGTACACGGTCACTAGGGCAGCTGGATCGTTCCTTACCGACGGGATCAAGGCGGGCGACATCGTCCGCCTGACTGCAGGCGCCTTCGCTGCCGGCAACCTCAACAAGAACCTGCAGGTCGTGTCCCTCACCGCACTGGTGCTGACTGTCCGAACCCTGAACGGCTCAGCCCTCGCCGCCGAAGGCCCGGTGGCTACCGCGACGGTTACCGTCCCGGGCAAGAAGTGCTGGGTCCCGATGACCAGCCACACCAACAAGTACTTCACGGTCGAGGACGTCTTCCCCGACCTGACCAAGGCGGAACAGTTCAACGACGTGAAGGTCGGCTCGGCCGCCTTCAACCTCCCGGCCACGGGCAACGCCGGCGTCGTATTCGCCTGTCCGGGGCTTAGCCGGACGCGCCTGCCGATCACGATCGCTGCCCCGGCCGATGAATCGACCACCACGGTCGTCTCGGCTGTGAACGGCGTGCTGCTGGTGGGCGGGGCTGTCGTCGCGGTGACGGGCATTCAGTTCACCATCGACGGCGGCATCACCACGGCGGAACCCGAGGCCGGCACGAACGCCGCCAGCGACCACCAGCGCGGCCGCATCAAGGTCTCCGGATCGTTCACCGCGAAATTCAGCGGTTCCACCCTGCAGGATGCCTATGACGATCAAACGCCGCTCGCGATCTGCATGGCGATCACCGACAGCGGCGCCGCCAACGCTGATTTCGTCACGGCCGTCATGTCGAAGCTGAAGCTCTTCGGCGACGCCCCGGATGACGGCGAGAAGGAGATCATCCGCACCTATCCGTTCACCGCCGAGATCAACGGCTCGGGCGGCGCGGCCCTGGCCAACCTTCAGACCATCTTCTCGATGCAGGACAGCCAGGCCGCCTAAGACGGCCCCCTGCGGATCCTTTCCCCCCAACTTTACGGGCCGGTCGCACCGGCCTGCTTTTTCAAGGAAGCAACCATGGACACCAACGACACCGGCGTCGCCGCCGAGCCCACCGTCATGCTCGTCTCGCTGGACGATCTCGACGCCCGCAAGGCTGGCGAGAAGCCCTTCACCTTCGAATACATCAAGGCCGACGGTTCGCGTTCGGGTCTGACGTTCTCGGTCCTGGGCACCCACTGCGAGACCGTGACCAACGAGATCAACCGCCTGGTCAACGACCGTCGCCGCGAGGAAGCCGCCGCAGCCGCCGAGGCCGCCGCCAGCCGCCAGCCCGAGGGCTTCACCCCGGTCGAGAGCGACATCGCCTTCGGTCAGCGCCTGGCCGCAGTGCGTCTCGTCGGCTGGGAGGGCATCAAGGAGAAGTTCACGCCGGCGCTCGGCCTTCGGCTCTGCCAATCGAACCCTGATATCGCCGCCCAGATCACCGCTCAGTCCAACAAGCTGGCCAATTTTATGTCGGGCTCGCCGCGGACCTCCTGAGGTTCGCCCGAGCCCAGTTCCACTACAGCGCCCTCGAAGGGGAGGGCGCTTTAAAGGCCCCGCGCCGGGTCCACCTCGAGAGCCTGGCGCGGCAGGGCGATCCCAAGGCGGTCGCCGAGCTGGCAGCGATCGCCAAGCTGCCGCGCCACGCCGCCCATCTCTGGCGGTTCTTCGAAGAGCTGCACAGCACCAGGTCATTCAACGGGTTTGGGCCATCGCGCCTGACCCGCGCCGAGATCCGGCAGTGGCAGATCGACGAGGGCCAGCACCTCGATCCCTGGGAACGCAAGGCGATCATGGACATCGACGCGGCCTGGTTGGCTGCCCAGACGGCAAAGGAGGGATAGATGAGCACCGAAGTCGAACTCGCCTCCCTCGGCGTCAAAGTCGATGCGACCGCCGTAGATCCCGGCATCCAGAAGCTCCACAGCCTCGCGGATGCCGGCGGCGTGGCCGAAGCCGCGACCCTGAAGCTCACCTCCGCGACGGAGTTGCTGGCTGCGGAGACACGCAGGGCGTCCGGGGTCACCGCGGCCTCGGTCGACGCCCATGGCGCGGCCGCGGCGGCGGTGCAGGGTGAGGTCCAGGCGATCCTTGCGGCGGATGCCTCCCAGCGCAAGGCGCTGGCCTCCGCCGGCGGCTATTCCAGCGCGATGCGGGACATGGCCGACGCAGTTCGGCAGGCCGATCAGGTCGAGCGCGCCGCCTACCAGGCGACAAAGCAGCTCGACGTCGCCAACCTTCAGGCCGTGAAGTCGACGGCGGCGCTCGGCGTGGCCTATCGGCAACTCGACGACCACGTCATGACCTACCACGTCAACGCCATGAAGGCGGGGGCTGCGGCCCAGTTCCTCGGCGCCGGGCATGTTGCGGCCGGCAAGGGGGCCAGACTTCAGGCCGCCGAGGTTCTGAACCTCACCCGCCAGCTGGCCGATGTCGGCGTCACCGCGGCGATGGGCATGAACCCGCTGATGATCGCCATCCAGCAGGGCCCGCAGATCGCCGACATCTTCCAGACGGCCGCGGCGCGAGGCGTGAAGGCGTCCAGCGTCTTCGGCGAGCTGGGCTCCATCGTCGGCAATGTTCTGGGCAAGGCCGGGCCGTTCGCCGTCGGCGCCGCAGTTGTCGGCACGCTCGGCGCCGCCTTCCTGGCTGGCGAGAAGGACGCAAACCGTTTCGCCAATGCCATCGCCATCACCGGCGGCGCGGCCGGGATCACCGGGTCCCAGTACGAGGCGATGGTCCGCCGCATCGAGGGGAGCACGGACGCGGGTTACGGCAAGGCCCGCGAGGCGATCCTGACCCTGGTCGATAGCGGCAGGGTGTCCGGCATTGCGCTGGAGAACTTCGCGTCCAGCGCCGTGACGCTGTCGCAGTTCACGGGCAAGGCCGCCAGCGACTTCGCGAAGGACTTCGCAGGGATGGGTGACGACGTCACCGCCTTCGCCATCAAGTTCAACAGCCAATACCATTTGCTCACCGGCGCCCAGATCGAACACATCCGCCTTCTCCAGGAGCAGGGCCGTGTGACCGAGGCGATGACCGCGCTATCGATCAGCATGCACGAGCGCCTGGGCGAGGTCGGCCCGGAGAACCTTGGCCACCTGGAACGTGGCTGGCGGTCGGTCGAGCACGCCATCTCGGCGGCCTGGGAGGCCCTGAAGGGCTTCGGCAACGAAACCGCCGGCCGGGATCGCGAGATCGCGCGTCTGGAAGCCGGCATCCAGAACATGAGCACGCCGTACAATCGGGAGCTGCCGAACCACGACAAGATCGTGGCCAACATGCAGGCCGAGCTCGACGCGCTGAAGAAGGTGCGCGACGCCCAAGGCGCCGCCGCCACGGGCGAACAGGCGGTGACCGACGCTGTCCAGCGCCACGCGACGACCTATGCGACGCTCGGGGACAACATCAATCGGGCAGCGGCCGAGCAGAAGAAATATCTCGCCGATCAAAAGGCGATTGCCGACGCCGCCAAGAAGGATCCGGCCCTCGCATCGGCGGTGGACAGCGCCGCCCGTCAGAAGGTGGTCCTCGAGGCGATCGAGAAGAAGTATGCCCCGGCTGCGGCCGCTGCATCGAATAAGGCCGAGACCGCAGCTGAGAGCGCCGCCAAGGCTGCGGCGCGTCATGCTGAGCAGCTTGCGCGCGAGGCGAGCGCCATGGACGCCACGACCGCCGGGGCGCTGGCCACTGCTCGCGCCTACGGTGTCAGCGACGCGGCCGCCCTGCGTTCTATCGCGACCGCCGACGCCACAGCCAAAGCGATCACCAAGCGCGGCGATGTTGAAGCCTTCGTCCAGCGCCAGCTCGACCTCAACGCCGCCAAGGCCGCCGAGAACGCCGCCAAGACCGTTGCTGGCGTCGAGGCGCAAATCGCAGCGCGGACGAAGGCGAATGCCTCCGTCGCATCGGGAAGCGCCACAAGCGCCGAAGCGAACGAGCGCCTGAGGCTAGAGGCGGAACTGCGCCCGCTAATCGCCCAGGCCGATGCGGCAAGCGGTGAGGCAAAGAGGATCCTGACAGAACAGATCATCCGGCTCGCCTTCGCGCGTAAGGCGGACAACGCCGAGGCGAAGACCGAACTCCTCCTGGCTCAGCGAGCATCACAGTCCGATCAGCTCGCTTACATGGAAAAGGAACTCAGCCTGATCGGCGCTACCAACCGTGAGCGCGCAGTTGAACTGGCCATGTTCGCCAAGCGCCAGGAGATCCAACGCACCGGCATCGGAACTGAGGTCGACGTCGCGAAGGCCGGCGAGGTTGCAGGTAAGGACTTCGACGTCCGCCGATCCACGGACAATCTCAATGCCAGCCTGAGCTACACCCTCGAACTGCTCGATCAGGTCGACGCCCATGCGCGCGATGCTGCGGGCGGCCTGGCCAGCGCCTTTGACGGCGCGGGCGCCGGTATCGAGCGGATGGTGCAGGCTATCGGCGGCCTGACGACGGTCATGACCAGCCTGGCGGCCCAGGAGGAGGCCATCCGCGTTCGCCGCGATGCCGACCAGAAGAACCAGATCAAGGGCTCGGCCGCTTGGCAGCACGCCGAGATCCTGGCCAGCCGCGAGACCACCAAGGCCCGGGTGGGCGCCTATGGCTCGATGGCCGGCGCTGCGCGGGACTTCTTCAAGGAAGGCTCGAACGGCTACGAACTTCTCGCCGGTGCCGAGAAAGCCTTCCGCATCATCGAGTTCGGGCTGGCTCTTCAGTCGATTGCCATGAAGGGCGCTGAGGCGACGGCCGCAGTAGCCGCAGAGACCACCATCACCGGCGCCACTGTGGCCGGGACCGCGATCCGCACGCCGCTCAAGGCCGCCGAGGGCATCGCCGGCATCTTCGCCGCACTGGGCCCGTTCGGCTTCCCGGTTGCGGCCGCAGCGACCGCGGTCATGGTCGCCGCCGGCGTGAAGGCATTTGGCGGCGGCGGCGGAACGCCTGGCGTCACGGACATGGAAGACCGCCAGAAGGCGCAGGGCGCCGGCTCGGTGCTGGGCGACGCCTCGGCGAAATCCGACAGCCTGGCGAGGGCCATGGAGGCTGTGGCCTCGAACACCAATCGCGACCTCGAATATTCCAACTCCATGCTGAAGAGCCTGCGCGCCATCGAGGGTGGCATCGGCGCAGTGGCCGCGGCCCTGGCCCGAACGCTCGGCGCCAGTGGCGCGCTCAGCACCGATGGTCTCGACCTCGGCAAGACCACGGAAGGCCCGGGCATCGCGGCGCGGATCCTGGCGCCGATCTCCAACCTGCTGCCGGGCCTGTTCGGCGGCTCCAAGACCCGGACCCTCCAGGACCAGGGCCTGCAGTTCGGCTCCCAGAGCCTGTCCGACATCCTCGGCGGCGGCATCGACGGCCAGACCTACCAGCAGGTGCTTGAGCAGACGAAAAAGAAGGCCTTCGGCGTCACCTATTCGAACAAGACCAAGTCGCTCACCGAAACCGGCGATATCGACGCGGACCTGTCCGGCCAGATCACGCAGCTGATCGGCTCGCTGAAGACCGGCGTGCTGTCAGCCGCCGAGGTCCTGGGCGTGACCGGCGCCGAAGCGGTGCTCGACAGCTTCCAGGTCAACCTCGGCAAGCTGTCGTTCAAGGACATGTCCGGTGAGGAAATCACCGCCGCGCTGAACGCCATCTTCGGCAAGCTGGGCGACGATCTGGCCTCCGCGGCCGTGCCGGTGCTCACCGAACTGCAGAAGGTGGGGGAGGGCGCGTTCGAGACCCTGGCCCGGGTCGCGCGGAACTATCAGGTGCTGGACGTTACCCTGTCCTCGATCGGCATGGTGTTCGACGGCGTAGGGGTTTCGTCCCTGACCGCGCGCGAACGGCTGATCGACCTGGCCGGCGGCATCGACGCCCTGGTGGAGCAAACCCAGTTCTTCGGCGAGACCTTCCTGACCGAAGCCGAGCGCCTGGCTCCGATCCAGGCGGCAGTGACGAAGGAGATGGCGCGCCTTGGCCTGGCGGGCGTCGACACGCGGGACGAGTTCAAGCGCCTGGTCCTAAGCCTCGATGTCTCCACGGCGGCCGGCGCCGATCTCTATGCCGCGCTGATGGCCGTGGCCCCTGCCTTCGCCAAGGTGACCGAGGAGAGCGATGCCGCGGCCCAGACACTGGCGGACGCGGGGGACGCCCTCAGTGCTGCGCTTGAGCGCCAGGCGAGCGCAGCGGAAACTGCACGCGACAAGTTCCAGGGCTTGGCCGACACCCTGAAGAAGTTCAACGAGGGCCTCTATTCCGGCCCGGCGGCGAAGCTGTCGCCCGAGGAGCAGTATCTCGCCTCGAAGGATCTGTTCGAGAAGACCTATGCGGCGGCCCAACGGCACGACGAGAAGGCCATCGCCGAACTGCCGTCGATCATGCAGTCGTTCCTGGACGCGTCGGAGGACTACAACGCCTCGTCGGTCGGCTACTTCGACGACCTCGACGCGGTCAAACAGGCGACCGCCGCCACCCAGGGCTATGCCCAGACCCAGGCCAATATTGCCGACCAGCAGCTCAGCGAAACCCGCCGGCAGTCCGATGCGATCTTCGGCGTCAAGAGCGCGGTCGAGAGCGTTGAGCAGCTCCTGGCCGCCTATCTCGCGGCGGGAGGCACGATGGGCGGGGCGGCTGGCGGGGCGACCGGCGGGGCAGGGACGCCTTCGCGGGCATTCGACGGCTCCGACTACCTCGACGCCAATGCCGACATCGCCGCGGCCTTCCAGAAGTACCTCGCCGGCGATCCGGCCTTCATGGCGCAGTCGGGCTACGCCTCGGGGATGGACGCCGACCAGTTCGGCCAGAAGCACTGGGACAACGGCGGCAAGAACGAGAACCGCCCGACCTTCGTCATGACCCCGGCGCCGGCTGCGACCATGGCCGCGCCCGTCAGCAACGACAACACCAGGGTGGAAGCAAAGCTCGACGCCGTCGTCAGGGAAATGCAAGCGCTCGTTCGCCAGGGCGGCGCGGCGTCGCCTGCCATGATCCAGCAGCTTGAGCGGCTCCGCGAGGACGTAGCCGCCAATAGCCGCGCCCTGCACACCTTTGCGTCGAATTAGGCCATGATCCTCATCGAGGTGACGGCGGCGGTCGATGCTGCCGGCGCGCTGCAAACCCTCTATCTCAGCGACGCCGACTTCATCACCGAGCCGTCGGACACGCCCGCCAACACCGCCTTCCTTTCCCGGCTGAAGAACTCCGGGACGATCGGTCTGCACGTCTATTCCGATGGTAAGACGGGCGGGGCTTCCAAGCTCGAAACCGGGACGATCACGGTCGCGAACATCGACGGCGAGTTCGACCACTGGAAGGACTTCAGCTTCGACGGTCGCCCGCTGGTGATCCGGTCGGGAACCGGCGGCGCCTATCCCTCAGCCTTCGGGGTCGTCTTCACCGGCACCGTCGAAAGCGTCGAGGTGACCTGGGACCTGCTGATCATTCGGCTGCGCGACAAGCAGTTCATCTTCGACAGGCCGGTGGCCGCCACGCGCTATGCAGGGACCAACGTCGGCCCGCTCGGTCTTGAAGGCACCTCAGCCGATCTGAAGGACAAGCCGAAGCCGTGGACGCGCGGCGCGCCGCCGAACATCCCGGCACCTTGCGTCAACACATCGAAGCTCGCCTATCAGGTCAACAACGGAGTGGTGACGAGCATCGTGGTCTTTGATCGCGGGCTCGAGCTCGTCGCGGGGACGGACCACGCCGACAGCGCCGCGCTCGTGGCGGCGACCGTAACTGCGGGCGAGTACGACACCTGCCTTGCCGAGGGCTACTTCCGCCTCGGGTCAGCCCCCTCCGGCCAGGTCACCGCCGATGTCGTGCAAGGCGCCACCGAGGTGGACCGCACCGTCGCCCAAACCCTGCAAGCCCTGGCGCTCGCCGCGGGCCTGACGCCTGCCGAGATCAGCGCCGAGGACGTGGCCGCGCTCGACGCCCTGAACCCCGCGGTCATCGGGCTCTACGTCGCCGACGACGAGACCTTCCGCAGCGCCATGGACCGGGTGGCGGCCAGCATCGGCGCCTACTTCATCTTCGACCCGCTCGGTGTTCTGCGCATGGGCGTGCTCACGGCGCCGGAAGGTTCGCCGCTGCTGACGCTCTACGACTACGACATCGGGGACGACGTCCAGATCAAGCCTGCCCGCGACAAGAACATCCCGGTGTGGTCGGTGACGGTCCGGCATACGAAGCTGGGCTTGGTGCAGGCCACTGACCTGGCTGGATCGGTGGACGCCGAGCGTCGAGCCTATCTCGCCCAGGAATATCGCTCGGCCAAGTACGAAGACGCGGCGATCAAGGACCAATATCTGCTGGCGACCGAGATGCAGGTCGACACCCTGCTGACGGGCGAAGACGCCGCTGATGCCGAGGCCGAGCGCCGGTTCCGACTGCACAGCGTCGGGCGCCTCCGGTTCGACGTCTCGGCTCCCATCGACCTGCTGACCGCGAACGGCGTGTGGCTGGCCCGGGTGATCGCCCTCGATCTCAATCGCTTTGGCCTCGCGGGCGGCAGGTCGTTCCGGGTGCTCGACATCGCGCTCGACCTTTCGAAGCAACGCGCATTCCTGAACATCTGGGGCTGATCCGTGGGCAACAGCATTCTCTCCTACGGCAACCTGGCTGACATCGGCACGCTGACCGGCGGCGCCTGCTTTCCAACCCTGCCGCTGACCAACCTGCAGAACCGCACGCTCGGCCGGAAGGCGCGCTTCATCAACACCGACCCGGCGAACACTTGGCTCCAAGGGGACCTGATCAAGGATCGCCTGATCCGCGTGGTCTCGCTGATCGGCCATAACTTCGGGCTTTCAGCGACTTATCGCGTCACCTTCAGCCGGTCGTCGGACTTCGCCGTGCTGGTCGGCGACAGCGGCTGGCGCGAAGCCTGGCCGCGCGAGTACTCGACCAAATCACTGGCCTGGGAATCGCCGAACGTCTGGTCTGGCAAGCCGCTGGACGAGGAGCGCCAGGGCGATACCTGGAAGGCGGCCTACATTCTGCCGACGCCGATCCGCGCCCGGTTCGTTCGGGTCGAGATCATCGATAACGGCGCGGGCAATGCCTACGTCCAGGCCGGGCGGCTGTTCATTGCGGGCGGCTGGCAGCCGATCCGCAACATCTCGCGGGACGGGTTCGCCATCGGTTGGGAAACCGGGACCCAGGCGCAAGAGACCCTGGCCGGCGGCATGGTGTTCGACCGTAAGACGCCGCGCCGCGTGGTTCAGTTCGTCACCGCCAGCATGACCGACGACGAGGCCTTCGGGCAGGCGTTCGAGATCATGCGGCGGATGGGCACCGATGGAGAGGTCTTCTGGATCTTCGATCCTGACGACACCCGCCACGCCCGGCGCCGCCAAATCTACGGTCACCTGCGCAAGCTCGACCGCATCGCCTACCCCTACATCGATGGTCACACCGTCCCCTGGGAAGTGGGCGAGCTGATCTAAGCCCGGGCGCCCCGCCCGACCCCCGACATCGCTGAAGACGAGATGGAGCTGGCCCGATGGTCAACGCTTTCTATGCCGATCCTGCCGTCGGCGGGAGCGGTGCGCACTATTCCGACGGTGACGACCCGCTCACCGGGATGGGTGATGACGGTCACGCCCTCCGCTTCATTCCGGCATGCGGCGAAGTCGTCGCCATCGGCGGGTTCATTCTCGGGAAGGCAGAGGAGGTTGCAGCGGCGGCCGCGAGCGCCCTGGGCGCGCCCGGCACGAACTCCACCAGCATTACCTCCTTGGCCATCGGGACGGGCGACAAGACCTTTGTCACCCAGACCAACAAGCTCTGGTCGACCTCGCAGACCATGGTGGCTGGCTCGGCGGCGAACGCGGCCAACTACATGGTCGGCCTCTGCAAGTCCTACGACCCAGCGACAGGCATCCTGGTCATCACCGTGGCGACGGTGGGCGGATCAGGGACGTTCGCTGACTGGAAGATCAGCCTCACGGCGACCGGCGGTGTTCCAATCACGCGGAGCATTACGGGCGGCGGCCTGGTGACCGGCGGCGGAGACTTCGCGGCCAACCGGGTCCTGACCGTCACCCCGGCGACAGCGAGCAATGTTCGCGCCGGCACATCTAACGCCGTCGCCGTCACGCCCTTGGGCATCATCGACGGGGCCAGGCCCCTGGTCCTACCCGACAATGGCGTGACCTGGACCTGGGACATGGCGATCCAGCCGGCCGCCGAAGGCACGCTCACGGGCGGCAATCGGGCCTTGGCGACACCAACCGGGATGAAGAAGGGGCAGGTCTATCCGCTGGCCGTGACCCAGGGGGATTCCGGTGGCCGGCAACTAACCCTGCCTGGCGCGGTGAGCGTCGGCCGCGCCGGGACGCCGAGTTGGAGCGTCGGCGCCGGCAAGATCGACTGCCTCTACCTCCACTGCCTCGACGACACCGCAGGCGCACCCAAGTTCCGCCTCGGCTTCAACGGTGACGAATAGATGTTCGGCGCCATGGGGATGCTCGTCGGCGGCGGGGCGCCGAAGATCCAGTATACCGCGTCCGGCGTGATCGCGCCGAGCGTCGGCAACACCAGCCTGACCCTGCCCGACGGCGTGCGAGTGGACGATGTCCTGATTGCGTTTAACCCCTTCGACGATCGCAGCACCACGCCCGAGATCGCGATGATCCAGAAGGGATGGATGACGCTCGGTCGCTTCAACTGGATGTACGATTCCAGCCTCGTGATGTGGCGGGCAGTGAAGGACCCGCTGGAACGGCCAAGTTTCCGGCTTTCCCAGTACGGCTGGACCTGGGTGATCTATCGCAACGCTCTGTCGGTGATCGACGTCGTCAATGCCTACCAGTCCCCGATGGGGGCGGACTTCATCGACATCGCATGGCCGGCGAAGGGGCAGGGTGTCCGCGGCCTAGTGGCGCTCATGGCCGACCGTGACCCCGAAGCCGCGTTGGTCGACAACGCGGCGTACAAAGTGCGCCATCGCTCATCCACGGGGGCGTTCGCAACGACGATCGCTGATCGGCTCGAAGTCCCGGCCGGCGAGCACACCGACCGCTTCGCCACCTTCTTCGCCTATTATGGACAGGCGGCCCGTGGACTTGAGCTGCGCGGTCGCAGTGCTGTGCCCTACGACGTCACCACGCCTCCGGCGATGGACTTCTACTCGACTGCCGCCGGCTACCAGGCGCTCGCCAGTACGGAGACTGGCCTCGGTAACGGGGCGCCCTGGAGGGCTTTCGACGGCAGCACAGGTACCTGGATGACTGCGACCGATGTCGCGTGGCTCCAGATCAGGTTCCCGACCGAGCGCAAGGTCCTCACCTACAAGATCAAAGTCCAGGCCGCGAACTTCGGGCCCACGACCTTCTCCTTGCAGGGGTCTGTGGACGGTCGGAACTTCACCACGCTCGACGTTCAAATCTCGGAGCCGACCTGGACCGCGCACGAAGAGCGCGAATACACGATCGCGGTCCCGGCGCCGTTTTTCTACCTGCGCCTCGATGTCACCGACAACTCAGCGTTTCCCGTCGCCGGGTCCGAGATGGCTCTGCAGATCGAAGAGCTGTCCTTCACCTATGACGACGGGACCACGATCCCGTTCCCGGTGGATATCCAGCCCGCGGCGTTCAGCTTCACCGATGTCAGCGGCGCGGCGGTCTCGACCCCCTACACCTCCAACAGCATCACCGTTTCGGAGATCGAGGCGCCGTCACCGATCACCGTGTCCGGCGGCGAGTACAGCATCAACGGCGGCCCCTTCACCTCGGACGCCGGCACGGTCGTCAACCTGGACACCGTCCGGGCGCGCGGGACGTCATCGGCCAGCTTCGCTGAAGGCGTCGGCGTCACCGTCAGCATCGGCGGCATGTCGGACACCTTCACTATCACCACGGCTGCGGCCGAGGACGCGCCCGACGCTTTCAGCTTCACGGACGTAACCGGCGCGGCGCTCTCCACCGACTACGAGAGCAACACGATCACCGTCGAGGGGATCACGACCTCGGTCGCGGTGACCATCACCGGCGGCGAGTATTCCAAGAACGGCGCTGCCTACACCTCGGCCGCCGGAACAGCCGCGAGCGGCGATACATTCAAGGTAAAAGGCATGTCCTCAGGTTCGTTCAGCACTGCGCTGAACATTGCGCTCACAATTGGCGGAGTCAGCGACACCTATTCCGTGACGACCGGAGCGTCTGACACCGCGCCGAGCGCCTTCACTTTCGTGGACAAGACCCTTGCTGCTCTCTCGACCTCCTATGAGAGCAACGAAATTACCGTGGCCGGCATCAACGCACCGGCAACCATGACGATCACGGGCGGCCAGTACCGCAAGAACGGCGGCGCCTGGGCCTCGACGTCCACTACCGTCGTCGCTGATGACGTGGTGCAGGTGCGGGGCACGTCCTCGGCTTCGAACGCCACAGATGTCGATGTTGTCCTGACCATCGGCGGTGTCTCCGACACCTATTCGATCACCACCATCTCCGCGAGCGTCGTGGCCAAGGACGCGCAGTCGGTCACGATCCGCGACAGCGCGCCGCTGAACAGCGTCGACGGCAACGGCTGGGTTGCCGACGTCAACTTCAAAGGCATGGTGGTTGGCGGGACCGGCGACGTATCAGGCGCGAAGGCGCTGACGATCGAGGTCGACTCGCCTGGTTACGACGCGACGGGCGCTTCAACTACGGTTTCGCGCACGATCTACGGCACGATCCCTCTTCGCAAGCCGACGCCTGATCACACTGAGCACGCCCAGGAGACGAGCGGCTCCGACGCCGTGATCAGTTTCGCGCTCGACTCACGCATCTACGGCTCGTGCTCGGTCACGTCGGCGAGCATCGGTGCAGGCGCCTACGTCCAGGGCGCCAATTCCTCCAACGCAGTCTCCGTCATCGCGACACTGCTCAACTCCAGCTCGCTTGGCTATCCGCTGGCCGTCTGCGCCTGGGCGCAGCCCCACCGGATGCGGGCGACGGGCTCCACCTTCCATGTCGAATATGCTGTCACCCATCCGTTTGGCATGAACCTGCGCATGGCGGCCTGTGTCGAGTTCCGCGTCGAGACCTTGGCCGGGGTCGATCAGGGCATCTCGGTCAAGGTCGACGAGATGACGGCGTCCACCTATCTGACCGGCGGCAATCCGGTGCCGGTGTTCGCGGCCGACATCGACCTGACCGGCCTTTCACAAGGGGTCGAGTACAAGGTTCGCGCCAAAACATATCCGTGGATCGGCAATGTGGTTCACGACACCGGCCTGCTCCCAGATCCGTTGACGGTGGCGACTCTCACCAGCCTCCACTTCCTCTGCGACAAAGCCGGAACCTATGGCAGTTCGGCGTGGGTGAAGGTGGGAGCTGTCGGCGGCATGGTCGGAAGCAACGCCACGCCCTACTCGACCATAGCCGCCGCAGCCGCCGCCCTCCGCGTGGCGCACAACGCCAAGGCGTCGCCTAACCAGCACGACAACTCCGGCGGAGGCGTGATCTATCTGATGGAGACGACGCCAGGCGGCGGGGCCGACCACGCGGGTATGGGCTTGGGAACCATGGGCACGTCCTCCGCTGGTTCCGTGACCTTCCTCGACATCCGGCCTGATCCTGATGCTACGGGCGTTGTGCGGGTCGTAACGGGAGCCCAGAAGAACCCCGGAGCCAATGCCAAATTCCACGGCATCAGGTTCATGAACGCAGTCGTCGCAGGCAACTCCAACGACCTGATCATGCTCAATGCTTTGGGCAACACGACGAACTTCATCAGCCTCTGGCTGGACGGTTGCTCCTATGCACCGTCCAGCACAGCAAGCGTCACCTCGTTCGCTCAGGCCGGCATGACGAGTATCACCAACTGCGAGTTCAACACCGTCAGCCGGTTGTTCGCGCCGACAGGGAACGTGAAGTCGCAATACACGCTGATCGGCGGCAACAAGGTCTACGGCAGCACTTCCGCAACGCCGTTCACGATGCTCGGGAACATCTTCTACGACGGCTGCGGCGTCTCTGACACGAGCGCAGCCACCGTCCTAGATGCCAACGATGGCAAGGTCATCGTGGCCAACAGCTTCTTCAAGCAAGGCAGCGCCATCGCCTTCGGCAGCGCGCGCGTGCACACAACCGGCGCGGGCATCGCTCAGAACCTGATCGAGTATCTGACCGGACTAAATCAGGCTGAGAACTACTCGGCCGACAGTTGCAGCAACAACGTCGATAATGTCGTGGATGCCTTCAACACCGCAGTCGGAGCCCGCTCGAATAAATTCTATTCGGCTTCCGGCGTGACGGCTGGAACGAGGAAGCGCGGCATCTCGCGCTTCAATCTGATGTGGCACCTCAACATCAAGAGCGACGCGTTCGCGACTGAGAACGAAGGCGCGGCGAGCGGCGCCGACAGGACCGGCAACTGGGAATATCGACACGCCGTCGACAACTTCGGAAACGTGAATACCGACGGCGATGACAACGGCGGTCTCGGCCCGAACTATGCCTCATGGGACGGCGAGCAACTGGGCCGGGGCGGCGCGACGGGCCAATTTGGCGTCACGTTCGCTGATCCGCAGGACCTGTCGGTCGCAGGCGTCGGTGGCGGCGACTACCACCTGACCGGCGGATCGAACCCGGCCTATGACCGCGTCCCAGCCGGCATGGCGATGTTCCCATTCGGCCTCGACGGCGCGCCCTGGCTTAACGATGGGTCCGACCCCTGCGGCTGTTATCCGAGGTAACCGCCTCACGGCGACGCGCTGCGACCTGATCGCAACCTGGCGATTACCGCCTTCTCAAGGAATACCCTCATGAAACTGCTCAAGATGGCGGCCGCCTGGTCGCTCGCGCTCTCCTGCCTGGTCGGATCGCCGGCCGCGGCTCAAACCGGCGCCCCGCTGACACCTTCCAGCACCGCCCGGGAACTTGCCGGCGCCGTGATCGCCGCTCCGGATCTCTTGGTGGCCAAGGCCTATGCGGGCCAGGTACTCGGCCCGCAGGTCAATTCGGCGTCCGGCCTCGTCGCCACGCTGAAGACGGCGCAGGGCGGGGACCGCGTCCGGCTTGCGCCGGGCCCCTATGGCGGGGTGTCGCTGGCCGGCTTCACCTTCTCGCCGCCCGTGACCTTGGAGGCCGCAGGGGCGGTGTTCACGGCGCTGAAGCTGGATCGGGTGGACGGCCTGGTCATGGAGGGTGGAACGGTCGCTCTCGACCCGGCCAGCAGCGCATCGTCCGCCTCGGTCACCGACAGCGCCAACGTCGCCATCCGCGGGCTCGAGGTCTACGGCAAGGCGGTCTCCGGCCTGACGATCACGCGAGGGACGAAGGTCGAGGTCAGCGGCGGGTACTTCCATGACCTGCGCAACGCCGTGCTGATCACTGCCGGCGAGAACGTGCTGGTGACCAAGAACAAGGTCCGCCGGATGCTGTCGGACGGGATGGTCGGCTCAGGCGGCCCACGCAACCTGACCATTTCCTACAACGACATGTCGGACTTCAGCCCCCAGGCCGGCGCGCACCCCGACGGTGTCCAGTTGTTCACCCGCAACGCCACCCGCTCAGCCGAGGATATCAAGATCATCGGCAACCGGATCACGCGCGGGTCGGGCGGTATTCCCCAGGGCATCTTCGTCACCACCCAGGCCGGGTGGGTGCTGCCCTATAGGCGCGTCGAGATCAGCGGCAACTATATCGAGGGCGCCATGCACTACGGCATCGGGCTTCAGAACGCCGACGTGGTCGAAATCAAGGGCAACATCGTCCAGCCGATCGAGGGTCAGAAGTCGCGCATCCACCTGATCAACCTGAGCAACGCCGTGGTGTCGGGCAACAGCGCCTGGATGATCACTCAGCAGGGTCCGGTCGTCACGGTCACCGGCACGAGGGCGCTCGGCTTCCTGAAGCCGGTGGCGCCCTAAGCGAGCCTCACGCGTTGCCCGCGAAGGGTCTTGATTGCCCTAGTGATCGGTCGTTCGATGAGGAAGTGCGCCGCAAGCCCGCCGCCGACGCCGACGGCGCTTAGCATGATGAAGGCTACGGGGGGCGTGAGTATCGAGGTCATCCCGAGCCGGGCCAGGGTCATCGCCGCCACCGGCAGGAACAGCATGTGGGTCAGGTAGATCGCGAACGACGCCTCACCCATGGTCACCAGCCAGCGGGGGGCCTTCAGAAGGCCGGATCGCTCCGCTTCAACCGCGCCCATCAGCATCATGGCGCTGGCCATGCCGAAAGTCAGGGCCGCCGATTGAGTGTGTGAGACACCCATGCGGCTGGTGACTAGGCCGTTGACGACGAAGAGCAGCGCCCCGGATGCCAGCAGGAGGCGGGGCGCTGGTATCGTCCAGCGGGAGAGCGCAGCTGAACACCCCACGCCGATGGCGAAGAGGGCGTTGACGTGCGACGTCACGTAGGCGGGCCAAGGCGGCTCGAATGCCGTCATCGGCAGGATCAGGCAAGCCGCGGTCCAGGCCACGAACGCGGGAATACCGACCCGCGGCAGGCCAATCACTAGGGCGCAGAAGCCGTAGAACAACACCTCGTGCCACAGCGTCCACGACACGAAAACGATGGCGTCGAAGGGGTTTTTGCCGACCAGCAAGGCCGATTGCAGAACAACGAGGGGGTTTCGGAAATCCTCTCCGCCACTGCCCTTGACGTAAAACATGGCCAGGGTGACCAGCAGCACGGCCCATAGGAACGGATAGATCCGGTCGAAACGCTTCGTGGCAAACGCCCGGACGCGATCTGCCTGACCGATATCGCGCCGATGGATCATCAACATGATGAAGCCCGATAGGACGAAGAAGAACTCCACCCCGGCGTGACCGAACTTGAAGACCCCGCCAAACACGCCATCGGTCCAGTACTTCGCGCTGGCGAAGTAATATTTGTCGACGTGATAGAGGACCACAAGCAGCGCCGCGATCCCTCGACCAGCATCGACGTTGGCTTGGCGGCTGACCTGAGGGGCGACCGAGGCGTTCGGCGCTGGGGTGGCCGGGCTCGCGCCCAACACCCCGCCGCTAGTCCCATCCAAGGGCGCAGTGTTCATCGGATGCTTTAGCATGGCGGGTTTTCAGCACGAAAGGCGGGTATTCGCCAGCAAAAACCCGCGAGGGTAGCGCGTCAATTCGCGCTCCCTTCACGGCGCCATCTCCCGTCATCCACCGCTCGCGCCCGCGCGATCCCCGCCCACCACAGCGAGAACCCTGCCCATGGACAGTTGCCGTGCGCGACGACTGGCCTGGGCGCGCTGCTATTCCAACAACCCAAGGCGGAGTGATCGCCAATGACCGTTGATCCGGAGGCCGAACGCATGCCCCGCCCGCGCAAGATCGACACAGCTCTGCTTGGCATCGTGCTGACGCTCCTTCTTCAGGGCGTCACCGCGATCTGGTGGGCCGCCACCATGAACAATCGGATGACGCAGCTAGAGAAGGATTTGGCCCCGGCCCGGACGGTCTTCGAAACGGTGGCTCGCCTGGACGAGCGGTCGAAGGCGATGGAGAGCTCGACGGCGCGGATCGAGCGGAAGCTGGATTCCCTGGAGCAGCGGCGATGAGGTGGCTCCCCGCGGTCGCGCCCCGGGCGTCCGGTGGCGCCATGACCGACGTCTTTGACCGGCTGATCGAGCCCCTGCTGAAGCGCGAGGGTGGCTACGTCAACGACCCCAACGATCGGGGCGGCGAAACCAACTGGGGCGTGACCATCGGCGTCGCTCGCGAGAATGGCTATGGCGGCTCCATGCGCGCCATGACGCGCGACCAGGCCAAAGCCATCTACCGGACCAAGTACTGGGCCAAGCCGGGCCTCTACCTCATCGCACCGCTGTCCGAAGCCGTCGCCGACGAGCTGTTCGACACCGGCGTCAACATGGGCACGGGCACGGCGGCGATCTTCTTCCAGCGCGCGCTGAACGCCCTGAACCGCCAGGCCAAGGACTATCCCGACATCATCGTCGACGGCGGTATCGGACCGGCCACCGCGGCGGCCTTCAAGGCGTACTTAAAGCGCAACGGTAAGACGGCCGAGCCGGTGATGCTCAAGACCCTGAACAGCCTTCAGGGCGCCCGCTACGTCGAACTGTCCGAAGGCCGCGGGCAGAACGAGACCTTCACCAACGGCTGGATGGCCCAACGCGTCGGGCTGGCTGCATGACCCACATAAGGAGAATGTTATGACCCGCAAAGCTTTGGCGGCGCTCGCGCTCGCCTGCGTCGCCCTGTCCGGCTGCGCGTCGATGCCCGGCGGCTCCGGCATCCCGAGCCAGATCCTCGACAACCTGGAGAACTGCAAGCGCAGCTATCGCGGCGGGACCGGCATCGGCGCCGTCTTCACGTTCGACATCGAGTGCGAGCCGCACGTCTCCCCGCCCGCCGCGGCGCCGTGATGGGCGCTGCGTTCCTCTCCAAGCTCCGCATCGAGGATACCGAGCGGGAGCGACACGGGACTGAGCGCGCCGAGTGGGTCCTTCTGGAGCCGTTTGGATATCGCTCGTCCAAGGGCTGGGAGGTCTGGGTTCCAGCCGGCTATGTCACCGACTTTTCGAGCATCCCGGCGCGGCTTCAGGACGTCGAGTCCTCGACGGGCCGCGCCCGGCGTGCCGCGGTCATCCACGACTGGCTCTACTCAAGCCGGATCGTACCGCGCGAGGCGGCCGACAAGACGTTCCTCGACGCCATGGAGTGCTGTGGCGTGCCCTACCTTAAGCGATCGCTCATGTTCCGGGCGGTGCGGACGTTCGGGGGTTCGGGCTACGGCCGGCCGGAAGAGTACGAGGCGGCCAAGGCGCTGCTCGAACGCTCAGACCTTCCCTTGGCTTGGGACTGGTGATGTTCGACCTCATCCTGGTCGGGATGGCGGCCTCGATCCTCCTCCCGCTGGCGGCCTTGGCGCTCTGGTGGCGTCTTAGGCTGACCGACTTGAACTGCTTAAGGCCCGCTCCCTTTCTGGGGGGCGGGCCTTTTTCTTATGCGCCTCGAAGATCATGGATCACCCGCTCACTCATCGTCGCGCGCCTTGCCATGCACGCCGGGCTTGTACGGCCCTTTGGACTTGCCGCCTGCCGGACGCTTGAACTCCCGCTTTGGCTTCTCGGCGCTGCGGGCGGTCGGCGCTGGACGGCGCGGTTCTTCTGGCGTCGGCGGAAGGACGTCGGGAATGAGCTTCGGTCGGACGCCTGCTCGGGCCTTGGCGCGCCAGAACTCGTGGCTGGCCTCGGTCAAGCACTTCCAGGGCATTGACGGACGCGGTGGGCCGAAGGGGTAGAGCTCTTGTTGGAGGGCGCGGGCGATGCTTTCGATCTCTTCATCGACTGTCATGCCGGCGGGGTAGGGCGATTCCCGGGGCGGTGAAGATGGGCCTCCAGTCGTTATCCAGGGATCAAACGGTGACTGGCTTCGGGCGCTCATCCCGATCGTCGATATCGCCAGGCTCAAGCAGGCGCGCAACGGGTGTGCAGCCTTCGTCTTCGTAGTCGCAGAGCTCCATTCCCCCATCCCCTGCGGGGGACATGACGTCTGCGAACACCTGACCCAACTGGCCGAAGTCGGGATGCACGCGCGATGGCATCATCACCGAGAGATCGGGGTCAAGGGCGCTAAGTGCCTCAATGAGCTGTCGAACGTTCATGGCAGGATGCTGGCGGCGCTCAAAATGGAGTGAAGGCCATCGGGCGAGCCAGACGAGACCCACGAAAAAGCCCGCCGGTAAGGGCGGGCTGTGGGTGCAAAGACCTAGAAGTTAGCGCCGCTCGCCGTGGTGGTCGTCGCCGCAATATCCAAGTGCTTCTTTGCGCTGCTCAGCGGACAGCGTAGCAAGGAAACCGGTCATGGCACGCGGGGCAGGACGCAGCGGTTCAGGTTCCGGCAGCGGCTTGCTGTGGAAGACTACCTTACGGAGCGGCTCAGAGAGCCAGGCTAGCATCGCATTCATCTCTAGATCGCCTTCCGATAATAGGTGGGCGCTTTCCGAGGGGTGACAAGCTCGAACCCATACACATCTTGGTACATTGACGCTAACGCAGCGTTGACGGGTTCGATCCGGATTTCTCGCAGTCCGGCTCCTAGAGCGTAGTTGGTCGTGGCTTCCAAAGCAATCAGGACGCGCTTTCCCTGAAATTCGCAGCCCGCGCTTGGGTCGCCTTCGACAAACAACAGCGTTGCCGCCTGAGTGTTCATGGAGGCTAGGGCGAGCGCGACAAGCCGATCATCGGGGGTCCATATGGCCATATCGAGGCATTTCGGCTCTCTGTGACGCCGAAAAATCTCCTCCCAGTCCCAACCGGCATCGGGGTGACGGCCTGCAGGATTCCATTTGGTGTGAACTTGTTCATAAGCGCTGCGGCCGACACGCCGAATCCGCACATCAATCCCGGCGACAGAACGCAGAGTCTTGCTGGCCTCAAGACACGCTTTGTCCTTCAGACCTCCATAGTGCGCGTGTGCTTGTGCGAGAGTGTTCACAACGAAGGCCAATTATTGTTGGGGCGCCGGCCCTCGTGGGTGGATGGGGATTGTCCGCGGGCCACGACTGATTGGCTGGCTGGCCTAGATGGAGCGGAGCGCTCAGCAGGCATCAAGAATCGAGATCGAAGTCGAGCTCTTGTTGTGAACCAAGCGGAATCGCCTCCGGGAAGGCCTTATAGAAATTCTTCTCAAATTGCTGGATGTTTCGTGAAGCGTTCCCGATCCCGATCACTTGCCAAAGGTGAGCTCGGATTGCCGGAAGCCCAACCTCCTTTGAGAGGAACTGGAAAAGTTTGTATTTCCGGCCGCCATTCGAATAGACGACAGGGTTTTGTTCGTCCAGCATTTCGAGGATCATGCCGTGGCTATTCGCGAGCGGATGATAGATGAACTTACGAGTAAACTTTGCGAAAAACCTGGGGTGTTTCGTAGATGAAGCGTCGAATCGCTTATACCCGTAGATAGAGTAGAGCATATCTGCGAACTTGTTGGGGAACTCTTGTTCCCACTGTGACCATTCGCTTTTGATGAACTGCTGGAATTGCTTGCGATACTCATCTTTAGCACGCTCGCCAAATCCCACGGCTTCGTCGATGAGTGCAATGATCCCCAATTTGGCTGCGGATCGTATAATAATCTCGGCTTGGACTGCTAGGAACTCTTGCGATGTGCTTAGCGCGTTCTTCTTCTTTGCTTCAATGATCGCGATGCATACATCAATGAGCAGGGTGCCTTCATAGCCATCAATGACTTGACCTACGGCCGCCGAATCCGCCCCAGGGCGACGGAAATTTAGTGGATTCGCGATCTTGTGCCGAAGCTCATCAGTCAGCGCATCGTCGATCCCCTTGCGGGTCATCGTTCGCAGGAAGGCATTGCCGCCGGCGGACTTCAAATTGAGGGCGCGAGCCATTGCCTTCTTCGAGATCATCCGGCGATTGTCCTTGAGCCGGTAAACCTCAACTTCGACGTCGCCTATCTGCAGAACGCCTTGGTGGGTTGCGGAGGGTAGGACGTCGGGATCTGCGATGCGCTCCCACCTCGCTTTCGCAGCGCGAACAGCAATCTCGCGTCGCTCCTCGGAGGTGAGTTTCATGGCGCGCGCCGCGCCGCCAAGAGATTGAGGGTTTTGTGCCAACGGAGGTTGCTCCTTGCTTGCTGCAGGGAGATTGTCAGATGCTTGCAGCCCTAGCAAGCATATCTCGCCTAACAGCCTTCTTGCGTGCTTGCTGCCGAGTCTCTCTTAGCGCCGGCCTGCTTGGCTGTTCACGAGGACGAGCTGCGCCGGTGTGGCGGTGATCGTCACCGCCTCGGCGGAAGAGCTGTTTAAACCCTGTCAGGCCGCCCCAGGAAGATCGCCACCGCCACCGGCTGCGGTCCGACCTTCTCCACCGCCTGGGGCTGCTACGCGCCTTTGATCAGCGCTGCGATCTCCAGGGCCAGGGCGCGGCCCTGGACGCTGGCCAGCTCCGGCGCCTTTCGTTCGGCGGCGACCTGGAGCTGTAAAAACTCTAGGGCCAGGAAGTAGACCGGCTTCACGCTGGCGTCGGCCCGCTCCAGATCCTGATATCCGCGAAGGCTCATGCCCAGGCGTTCGGCCAACTCAGCTTGCGACAGATGCAGTCGCCGGCGGGCCATCGCCATGCGCTGTCCCTCGGTCGGAAGTCCTTGGGCAGGGCTGGTCATTGAACTTTCACCTCGGTTGACCTATTCTCCCTCCCGGAGAGCGACGCCGGTTTCCCGACGCCGCCCCCCGGTTATCGGGTCAGCGAGAGTGCAAATCTCAGACCCAACCATCGGATGCGGAGTTTGAAGCGAAGCTTCATTTTCTGCCTCCTGTGGTGTTCGGCGGGAGCACCGAACAAGAGTTTTATACGCAGAAAGTGCGTAGCTCGCAAGGGCCATTACGCACTTTCTGCGTAAATTCTTCAGATCATGGATCAATGGTGAAATGCGCAACCCGCGCTTTGCAGCGGGTGCATTTGAACAACTGCTCCTGAAGCATCGCCCCTAGGTCACGGTCCCCGCGCCCGGCGACAGATAGCGCCAGGAGGTCGATGTATCCTTCGTGGTCGCAGTTCTCGCATTTCAGCCTTAGACTCGCCGTTACCGGCCAAGCATCGCCCATGGCCCATGAAGCGATGCGCTTCCCAATCGCCCGGGCAAAGGTGGGCGGTGGTTCATTGGCGACCTTGCCGTCGAACCAGCTGGCGAACTCCTTTACGCGTAGGGGCGCTGCGTCGGGGCCGATCGGCGTCCCCGAAGAGCTGAGCCGGCGAGGCCGAAGCCGAAGATCATCATAGCCCAGGTGGCGGGCTCCGGGATCGCGGTAGCGTCGCCAAGGGTGACGAGCAGCGAAGCCGGCTTGGACTGGTCGAACCAGTCGAAGGCCAAGTAGAGGTTGGCGATTGAATTATTGCCGAATGGATGAGCTCGGATCAAACAATCTCCAGCCGTCTCAGCTGTACAGTGTCGTGTGAAATCGTGCGGAACTACGAGGCTTGCATAGGCTAGGCCGGGCCTTACTATTCTGAGGCAGGCATTGCTGGTGGTGCAATTGACGTAAATATCCTGTTCGTTGATCTGGATGTCTTTGTAATAGCCGTTTCCGACCCCCATCCCTTCCTGGAAATACGCGAACTGCTCCACATAGAAGCCTTGCACGGACCCATATTGTAGGTCGAGATTGGAATACTCAATCTTGAGGGTTATCCGCTCCCCGGCGTCAGGGAGATGAAAGCTGACCGAGTCCGAATCCGTAAATCCGCTTTCGTGATAGTAGAGGTCTGTCATTTCCAAGACCTGGCCGGCGGCGGCTGGCGTTGCCAAAAGCCCAAGCAAAATCGGCCAGGCGCTGAGTGAGCGCGCGATTTGTCCGAGCATGATTAACCCTCCACAGTTGTGAGCAATTCGCGCGCGCCTTGGTCGCGAGTCAAGCTCCGGCGGCGTGGGGATTAACTAGGATCGTTTGTGGTGGGTGGTGTCCTAGGCCGCCCGCTCGCCCTTGCGGGCCTTCGCCCGCCAGTAGTCGCGGGCCTGCTCGGACAGGATCTCCCACAGCATCGGGTCTCGGAGCGGGCCCTTTGCATGGGGCGCGGCCTGGAGCTCGCGGGCGATGTGCTCAATCTCTTCGTCTGACATGCCGCCGGGTAGCGCGATTCCGGCCAGAGCCAGGGCGTCCTCTATTCGCTGGTCGGCGGTCGAAGGCATCTGCAGACCGGCTGCGCTCCAACCTTCTCGCCTGCATTGGCAGCATCCGGCCCGTGGCTGTGATCACCTCTTCCGCCTAAGCGACCACACGAGTTCTGCAAGCGCCCCGACGAACAGGGCCAGCGCCGTTACGGCAGCGGGATCGAGATGGAACATGGTCGCACTTCTCCATGAAAAAATCAGTGTGCAACCAAGGGTCCAGGGTCTCACGATAGGGCGTGGAGTCAAATTATTGTACGCCGTAAGTGGCGCGCTGGCGTCCGCAACTGACGTACCGATCCGCTCCGCGAGGAGACGATCATGTCGGCATCGATGTCACCGCGGCGGGCCGCTCAGTACCTCCGGATGTCGACGGAGCATCAGCGCTACTCGACCGAAAACCAGGTGGCCGGAATCCTGGCCTACGCCGCGGAGCACGGCTACGAGATCGTCCGGACATATTCCGACGAGGGTATCAGTGGCCTGGCGCTCAAAGGGCGCGCGGGACTGGCTCAACTTCTCGCCGATGTCATCGGCAGGACCGCCGAGTTCGATCGCATCCTCGTCTTCGACGTCAGCCGTTGGGGCCGTTTCCAGGATCCGGACCAGAGCGCGCACTATGAGTTCCTGTGCCGCGAGGCCGGCGTTGACGTGGAATATTGCGCAGAGCCCTTCGAGAACGACGGGAGCCTGGGCGCCAACATCCTCAAGCAGATCAAGCGGAACATGGCGGCCGAGTACAGCCGGGAGCTGTCCGCGAAGGTGATCGCCGGCCAACGACGGTTGGCGGAGAAGGGGTTCTGGCAGGGAGGGCCGCCAGGCTACGGCCTCCGACGGATGATCCTTGCCGCCGATGGAACGGAACGCGGGGTAGCGGGCCATGGCGCCTACAAGGCGCTGCAGTCAGATCGGACAGTGCTGATCCTGGGACCACCTGAAGAGTTGGAGGTCGTGCGGCGCATCTTTCGGCTCTTCGTGGTCGGCGGCCTACACCGCAGAGGGCTCGTGCGTCTGCTCAATGCGGAGGGCGTGCCCACCGGGCTTGATCGACCATGGAGTGAGCATCTCGTGAAGCGGATTCTCACGAACGAAAGCTATATCGGCAACGTCGTCTACGGTCAGGTGTCGACCCGACTTGGCCGCCCAACGATCCGAAATCCACGCGAGGATTGGGTGACGGCCACAAACGTGCTTCCGCCGGTGATACGGCCTCAGATCTTCGCCGAAGCGCAACGTCTGATCCAGGCGTGCGCACGAAGCCAATCCGATGCAGAGATGCTGCGCCGACTGGCGAGCCTGGCCGCTGAGCGGGGCCACCTAAGTTCAGCCGAAATCAAAGCCGCGCCGGGGCTTCAGTGTCCCCAGGCCTATATGCGCCGGTTCGGCGGGCTGCCGGCGGCCTATCGGCTCATCGGCCATCAGCCGAAGCGCCGCACGACCTATCGGCGGATGGACGGCTTCAAGGATCGGTTAATCGAACTCCTCGTGGCTGAGACCAACCGAGGTGACAGGAAGAAGCGTCCCCGTTCGGAGATTTGGCGGCAGCTCGTTTCGGAAGGCTTCAAGGGTGGCTATTCAAGTCTGGAGCAGCACGTAAGAGATTGGGAACTACGCACGTTCGGTGCGCCGCAACACCGACAGCGGCATCGAAGATTCGCCGACCAGGAGCTGCTCGAGGGTCTTCGAGCCCTCCTCGTTCGGGAAGGGCGGCTCTCGACGGACCTAATTGAGGCGGATCCAGGTCTTCCGCGGGCCTACATCTTCTGGAAGCGCTTCGGCGGGCTGAAGAAAGCGTACGCTTTGATTGGGTATGGAGAAGCGCGGTAGCCGCCATTCGCCGGGACGGCCGCGACGTAGATGCCCGTCAATCAGACCACGTCCCCACGTCCCAGGAAGATCGCCACCGCCACCGGCTGCGGTCCGACCTTCTCCACCGCCTCGCTGATCTCTTCTGGCGACGCGTCCAGCATGGCGCCGACCTGGCGCAGCTGTTTCTCGTCATCGACGTCGATCAGCTTGTGGGGGTCGAACGCTTTCTGCTTTTCGGGTCGCATGGCGATACTCCGCTGGGTCCGACATAAACCGTCGTGGCCTAGCTCCGTTCCGAAAGGTGGATCTTGCCGTCGTCGCCCAGGTGGACGGAGACGGGCGGGATGTTGACGATCCGGCCAGTTTGCCGCGCCGCCCAGAACTCGCGGCCGTCTTGCGCTGTCGCTCCGCCGGAGTACGCGCGAACCACCCGCCCACAGTCCGCCAGGATCGACGCCAGGGCTTCCGGGGAGAGGTCGGAGAAGCCGACGTTCAGGTACGACGTGACGCCCTCCGCATCCATCGCCTGCTCCCGCAACCGTGGTTCGCCCATGAAGTCCCGATCCAGGCTCGCGAACATCGCCTCGATATATCCCCGAGTGAAGGGATCGAGGTCGGACCAATACCAGCGGCGAGTGCGGATGCCCTCCGGCCGACCGTTCACGAAGCCCGACGTGTCGAACGCGAACTCGGTCATTGGTCGGCTCCTGAAGCTTGGAGGGCGGCGCGAGCTTGAAGATTCAGAGCCTTCGCCACGTCCTCGGCGAAGCTTGGCGGGCTCACCGTGAACAGGAAGCCGCTGCAGCTCTCGTGATGAACGGCCCCGTGCTCGGCGCGGTAAGGCCCGGCCTCGGCGACCTTGCTGTCAGAGGGGGAGGTCACGAGACCGGCTCCGGCGCGTAGGTAATCCGGCTGCTGGGGCGGTTGATCGTGGCGTCGATGGCGTGGGCCTCGGCTCCAGCGAACGAGTCGAACTCGTAGGGCTGATCGTAGTCGTCGCGCATCCACCCGCAGGCTTCGCTGGCGCATCCAGCATCCAGTGTGGCCAGCACGCGGAACTTGGGGCTGTGAGCGGGGGAGGACAT